GTGCCGTCGATGTTTCTTACAACGCACACACCATCGAAACTGTGAATCCGCTCGACACATACTTCCAGATTTTGCGGAAGAAACTTGGATGGGGAGTCAAGCCTGTATGAGACCGTATGAGGGTTATGATCCTCGCATGGGGTCGCTCGAAAAGAAACTCTGTATTCTTGCCATCCGTGATGCGGCAAAAGATCTAGTTGGCGGCGAATGCAACGATTTTCAGATTATCTTTTGCGCTTCCGCAGTCAATCGGGTCACTGGCGCATACGCAACACTTGAAGATCTTTCCGATGCCGATCTCAGAAGCCTCTACAAGTGGGTGATTACAGAGGAACGCAGTCCTGTCTACGGCGACTAAATAGGTACGTGGCCGCAGAACTCTCATTACTCACACCAGATTTTCGCAAACAGCTAATCAAAGCTATTGCTAACGCCAAAGCACAAAGGCTTATCATAGAGGTTCTTTCTACAGTCGTCTCTCCGTTGGAACAGGCGTCTTTGTGGAAACAAGGCAGAACACGTACTGACGCCGAGTTGAAAGTCTTGGCACTTGAAAATGCTAAGGCTCCATATCTGGCCGACTGTATGCGCCATGCCCAACCGCAAGGAACTAACATCGTCACAGACATTCTTCCCGGTATGTCATGGCATCAATGGGGAGAAGCCGCATCTATCGTATGGGTGGACGGCACAAGCAAACTCAATTGGTCCTCAAAATTTCAACGGGGTGGATTCAACGGCTACCACGCATTTGCCAATATAGTCAATGAATTTTCAATAGTAAGCTGTGGAGAATTCGAGGATACAGATGAAGCCTGGAGAGATGTTCAACTTCGGCACGAACGTCATCCGAGCGATGTATTCGATATTGTCCAAATTGATGCTGAAATGAAGAAGCGGTTTGACCGATGAATCTAGCCAGCGGCATTCTCCCCATCGCAGCCGACACCCGAAAAATTTGCTTGGCGTGGCGCTCCCCGAAAGTGCGAGAAGGCAACCGTTGGGGTGTCATTGGCGGTATGTGCAAGGCCGGTAGGTCGCCGGAAGACAGCGCACTACTGGAGCTTGCCGAAGAAACTGGCTACTCCGGGCCAATAGAGCTTCACCAAGCCTTCGTTTGCCGTCTCCGAGGCTTCCAGTACCACAACTTCATTGGAATCGTTCCTACGGCCTTTACGTTCGATCCACCCGAAGAGTTTGCCTGGGAAACCAGCTACCTGGAGTGGATGCCTTACGAACAGATCCAAACCATCGTTCAAAATCGGTCATCGAAGTTTCACAAAGGGCTGTTGCAATTGCTCCGAGAATCGGATTCTATAATCCAAACTGTCGTAGCTGCATAATCGTTTCGGGAACTGTATGGTGATGGATCGCTTGCCCACCAATGGCGCACCAATCCATAATGGTCGCAAGGTGGTCATCAATAATGAGATTTCCATTGCCGGAATATTTCAATTTTCCTTTTCGATCTTGAACCGTGATGACCCGATTCGGTGAAATACCAAGCTCACGTTCACACCACTGCTTTTTCTGTGGACCGGCGACGGGGTTTAGATCTACGGGCGGGCACGCCGTCAAAATGAACACGTCTTTTTTGTGAATGCGCTCCCAAATTTTTTGGGCATTCGGCATCCATTCCAAATCCAACCAGAATGTAGGGAACTCGTTAATGAGAATCGGCCACCTGTCGTTGTCCAGGCCAAGGTCGTTGATTTCCCGGCCAAGAGCCTTGCGGCCACCGCCAAGGAAGTTGACAAGCACCTGATCCATGTCACAATAAATAGAACCGATTTCCAGCACGTTACTAGCCTATCACACCTTTGGATTTTGGCAAGTCCGTCCGACTTGACGGATTCGGGATCGGTGGTAGACTGGTAATCAAAGTTTCAACGAGACCTCATGGATGTTCGCAAATACTACACAAACGTTTACAGAGCAGGAAAGTTCCTCTATGTAAGAGAAGTCCGAGATGGCAAACGCCGAAAATTCAAAACCGAGTACAAACCCACTCTTTATACTACCACAACCAGACAATCTACGCTGCACGCCCCTGACGGCACAGCAGTAGAACCAACTCAGCCGGGGAACATGCAGGATTGCTATCAGTTCCTCCAGAAGTACAAAGGGGTAGATAACTTTCGTGTTTACGGCAACACCGCTTACGAATACGCCTACATCAACGAAACATATCCCACACATATCGAGTATAAGTCTAACGAGATTGTACTCGTCAATCTTGACATCGAAGTAGAATCTAAACAGGGATTCTCCGAAGCTAAAGACGCTCTAAATGAAGTCCAGGCCATCACGATTAAGAACTCTGTCGATGGCATCTTCCACGTCTTTGCGTGCCAGCCATTCGATGATTTCGCCTACAACGAAGAGCACAAAGATACGGTCATTGTTTACCATCAGTGTGCCGACGAGCTTGAACTGTTTGACAAATTTTTGGACCTGTGGGAGACCCTGGAGCCGGATATTGTCACCGGCTGGAATATTCGCATGTACGATATTCCATACCTCATCAATCGCATCTCCAGGATTATGACGCCAGACGACGCCAACCGTCTTTCCCCGTGGAACACAATCAGAGAATCCACGGTGAATATCTTCAATAAAGCTGAAGTGGTCTACGATGTGGCCGGTCTTTCCGTGCTCGACTACTTGCTGATCTATCGCAAGAACGTCTTGGAACCACGAGAAAGCTATAGGCTCGATTACATCGCTGAAGTGGAATTGAAGGAACGTAAGCTCGATTACAGCGAACATGGCAGCTTACAAGCGCTGTATGAAAACGACTTCAAGAAATTTATCGAGTATAACATCCACGACGTTAGATTAGTGGATCGCATTGACGCCAAGCGCAAATTGATCGAACTTCAAATGATCGTGGCCTACCATGCTCATGTCAACTATGTGGACGTGCTCTCGCAGGTACGCACGTGGGACACACTCATTTGCAATCACCTGTTGGCGCAAGGTGTGGTAGTTCCGCAGAAGACCGACGTGGACAAAGATGCACAGTTCACGGGCGCATTCGTCATGAAGCCGACGCCAGGACTGTTTGAATGGGTCGTATCGTTCGATGTGCAATCTCTGTATCCGACCATCATGCGTACTTTGAACATGGGCATGGAGACCAAGCTCACACACAATGAGATGACGCCGCAAATGCGGAACTATCAGAACTTCATCAATTCCAATCTGATGGTGGCCGACGAAGAAGGCAAGCTCAACGTCAACCCGGATGTCATTACAACAGCACTGACCGGCGATTTGATTCAGCACTTTTATGATGAAGATATTGCCGTTGGTGCAAATGCGGTCTTCTACCGGCGTGAACCGAAGTCGTTCTATTCGGTCATGATTGAAGAACTGTTTAACAATCGCCTGGACTACAAAGACAAGATGAAGAAGGCGAAGAAGGCTCTGTCTGCACTGAACGAGCATGAACACGAAGCGAACTATGCTGTTCAGAAAGCAGAGCTAGAGACACAAGTCTCCATCTACGATCTGAAACAACACGCTACTAAGATCATGTTGAATAGTTTGTACGGCGCTATGGGCAACCAATACTTCCGTTTCTTCGACGTGAAAAATGCGGAAGCTGTAACTACCACTGGTCAGTTCATCATTCAATACATCGCTCGTGGAATCGACTCTTACTTGAATCGGAGACTGAAGACCGATCAACGTTGGGTGGTCTACAGCGATACAGATTCGGTGTATGTCACACTCAAGACGGTGGTGGACCGTTTCTGCTCGAACGGTACGATGGCAGAGAAAGTTGACTTCGTTGACAATCTTTGTAAGGAGTCCATCCAGAAGGAAATCAATCGTCTATTCCGGGTTATAACAGAGCAGTACTTAAATGGCGTCGGAACATACCTTCTTATGAACCGTGAAGTCATTGGTGATAAGGGTATCTGGACGGCTAAGAAGCGTTACCTTATCAACGTTCGTGACTCAGAAGGAATACGCTCCGATCCAGTTACGGGCGTCTCGTATTTTGAAGTGGCGAAGTTGAAATACATGGGTGTAGAAATCGCCAAGTCATCCGTGCCGAAGTTCTGTAGGGAAGCGATGAAGGAAGCCGTCGCCATTGTCATGGAGAAGGACCAGGAGACGTTGTTCAAGTTCGTGGCCGATACCAAGCTGAAATTCAAACAACAGCCAATTGAACTTGTCAGTTTTCCTCGTGGTGTCAATGGGTTGGAAAAGTACGGCAACAAGAAGACTATCTACATTAAGGGTACGCCGTTCCATACCAGGGGAGTTTTGGTCTATAACCATCTGATCGACACGATGGGCCTGGAGAGTAAATACCCCAAAATCAAAGACGGCGAGAAGATGAAATTCTTCTACCTTCTGGAACCAAATCCGGTGGGCACGAACGCAATGGCCTTCCTTACGGCGATGCCACAGGAATTTGGAATGCACCAGTATATTGATTGGGAAACCCAATTCGACAAAAGTTTTATTGAACCTCTTCAATTGATTTTGTCGGCTATTGGATGGGATACTCAGCCGAGAGCATCGTTGTCGAAGTGGTTTGACTAAATACGATTGAATCATCAGGAGATTCAATCATGGGAAGAAGAAAAGACCCTCAAGAGTTGAGTATTTTTAGAAAACAGAAATTGAAGTTGCCGATGACGGAAGATGAGCGGCGCAGGTTTAGTGATTATCATGCTGCTAAAAATCGAAAGAAACGGAGTACCATACCATATCGTGCTCATACACTATTGAATTCCGCCCGACAATCTGCCAGAAAAAAGAATCTAAAGTTGACGATCACGCAAGAATGGATACAAGAAAAGTTGGAACGAGGTACATGTGAGATAAGCAAGATTCCATTTGTGTTAGAAAGCCGTAATACCGGAAAATGGGGAGCAGGAAGTCAACAACCATTTGCACCTTCCTTAGATCGAACAGACCCGGTTCAAGGATACACGAAAGAAAATGTGAAATTGGTTGTGTGGATTTACAACCGGGCCAAACAAGATTCAACGCACGCAGATGTGCTGCGTTTAGCACAAGCATTGACAAAATCCAGTTCCGTGGTCTAATGAGGTAGCAATGTACGAACAGTATTTTTCCACGTTTGAATATGTGGACAGTGAACCGTATTGCAAGGTCCGGTTGATTCATCCGCAGTATGGCGGCGTCGAAGCCATCATCGCCAAACAATTTCAGATCGTTGACAACAACGGCCAGCAAGAGATCAAGTTTGATTATCAAGTGACCGACATCCCGGAAGGCTTCGACCGGGCGCTTACCGAGACAGAAGATTTCATAGGCGTTCTGCGGAATGTCTTCATGGCGATTTTAGAGAAGGAACTACAGAAGGGGCCGGTGTTCGTGAAGGCCGACCAGGAGAAGGGAGAGTGAGTTACTACGAAGAAGGACAACATAAAGATTACTCAGAAAAAGATAACAATGAGAACGATCCCCTGAGTAAGCAAATTTCGGCAGAATTTTTGCTACAAATTGACCATAAGTGTCATCTTGATGTGCCGATTGATGAACAACCAAATCGTTTTGGTGATTGGGATTATCTTATTCAGTATGAAGACAAGACGTTGGCTGTCGAAGCGGAACGCAAAATCGGGTGGATTTCAACAGACGGAACGTTTTTAGTTGTGTCTAAAAACTGTCCAGAAGGCCGAATCTATAACACGGTAGATGTTTCCAAACGTAAGAAAAAGAGCAAAGCCGATCTGTTCATTATGTGTAACTGCACATATGATGCTATCTGTATGACAGCGATGAAGAATGTACTTGCCGCAGGAACAAAGCCAAAAGACACGAGGTTTGGAACACGACAAGAACCGTTCTTCAAAGTAGAAAAGAGCTTGTGCAAGTTCTACATTTTGCAAAATGGTGTTTGGCAACGAGCATAGCAAATGGATAGAGTTGAATCAATCATACTACGTGGTCTCATGTACGATGACGACTACATGCGCCGGGTTCTTCCGTTCATCCTCGAAGAATACTTTACGTTGAACGACCGAGTAGAGCGCACGATCTTCATCCGTATCAAGGAATTCATCGAAAAGTACAACACGCTGCCGACGAAGGAAGCCATCATCATTGATCTAACCGACACTCCCGGCATCGACCAAGATGATTTGGACAAGTACGTAAATTACCTCAACAGCCTGGAAGCAGAGAAGGACGACAAGCCAGACATCAATTGGCTGATCGAGCGCACGGAAGAATGGTGCCAGACGCAAGCCTTCTACATCGCAGCCACGGAAGTCGTTCTCATTCTGGACGGCAAAGACAAGAAGCGGAATAGGGGCATGATTCCGAAGATGTTTCAGGACGCCCTCGCTGTCTCGTTCGACCCGCATGTAGGCCACGACTTTCTTGAAGACGCCGAAGAGCGATTCGAGTTTTATCACAAAGCCGACAGCCGCATTCCATTCCATCTCGATTACTTCAACAAGATCACAAAGAACGGTGTCCCGAATAAGACACTGAACATTTGCCTTGCTGGAACTAACGTTGGTAAGTCGCTCTTCATGTGTGATATGTCAGCGAACTATCTCAAGATGGGCAAGAACGTTTTGTACATCACGCTTGAAATGGCGGAAGAGCGGATTGCCGAACGTATCGACGCTAACTTGATGAACCGGCCTGTGGACGATCTTACCTTCATGTCCAAAGAACTGTACTTGAAGCAGATCGAAAAGATCAACGACAAGACCAAAGGCAAGCTCATCATCAAAGAATACCCGACAGCATCCGCACACGTGGGCCACTTCCGGCACTTGCTGAATGAGCTTCAAATGAAGAAGCAGTTCAAACCAGATGCAATTTTCATCGACTATTTGAACATTTGCTCTTCATTCCGGGTGAAGGCCAGCACAGACATGTATCAGCTTGTGAAGAGCATTGCGGAAGAACTTCGTGGTCTGGCCGTCGAATTCTGTGTGCCGGTTTGGAGCGCTACACAAACAAATCGGGCGGGCTTTAACAACAGCGACCCGGACTTGACCAACACAAGCGAGTCATTTGGTCTGCCGATGACAGCGGATTTCATGTTCTCCATTATCAGCAACGAAGAGTTGGCTAACATGAATCAGTTTATGGTTAAGATCCTCAAGAACCGATACGGCGACATTCACATGCGGAACAAGGAAACCGGCAAGATCATGTCTAAGTTCATTATCGGTGTGGATCGCAGCAAACAGAAATTATTCAATGTGGAAGAATCGGCGCAGAAAGGACAAGATGACAACGGGCCGTTGACCACACCAAAGGCATCTCCGCTTTCTGACGACGATGATGCTGTTGATGTTTCTAGTTTGTTGGAAGACGATGCTCCAATGCCATCTTCCGGTCCATCGGGAATGATGGAAGCTGAAATAACCGAGCCTGTGTTCGACATCGACATTCCATCCGCAGACCGGCCATTCAACTCTGCCGACGAAGAAGCTGACCGCCGCCGTAGTAGTGCTAAGAATGAGACGGTATCGTATAGGCCAAAACAGATTTCACAAAGCGCATACTCAGCAGGGCAGAAACCAAGGGCTAAATTACAGACATAAACCTATGTTCATTACTGACTACATCAAAGTCTATGAGAATGCAATGCCGGAAGATCTATGTACCGGACTCATAGCACAATTTGAAATGGTTCCGGGACTGGTGACTGAAGAGCTAGAGACCGCAGCTACCGACGATAAGTTGACGGTGCGAAGCAACCAGGAATTAAACCTCACGTTGCTAGAAGGTTTTGCTCAACAGATTCAACCTGTCCTGATGAAGATTACTGAGCTTGCTGTCGGCAAGTATCAGTCGGAGCTTCCGGTACGCACGTTCCCCAAGGAAATTGGCTGCGAAGTTTTTCGTGTGAAGAAGTATCGTGGTGGGCCGGAATCGAAAGACTACTTTGCCTACCATGTAGATGTCAACTCGCACTCCAGCGCACGCCGGTATTTGGCTCTGTGCTGGTATCTCAACGATGTGGAGACGGGCGGTGAGACGTTCTTCCCACACCCGAACGTTCGTATCAAGCCGAAGAAAGGCCGCTTGGCAATGTATCCTTCGCTGTGGGCGTGGCCGCACTCCGAAGAGCATCCGCAATCAGGCGACAAGTACGTACTGAGGACTTACCTGCATTACCTTTAGTAAGTCTTTTTTTTTCAATAAGTTACAGACAATGTTTGTAATTTGTATAGATAGTTTGTATGTATGGCATCATCTATCAGATTACAAATATTGTGAATGGAAAGAAGTACATTGGACAAACAGTCACCAACATTCAAAAGAGATGGCGCAGCCATTTGTGGGCAGCACATAATCGAAAAACTCCAAAACATTATGTGCTTTATCAAGCGATTCGGAAACACGGAAAACGAATGTTTTTGATTGAACAACTTGACCTCGCAGAAACGCTCGAAGAATTGAATCGAAAAGAAATGGAATGGATTGCCAAATTGGGAACATTCGGTAACGGATACAACATGACAGAAGGTGGTGGCGGGGTTGTTGGTCTTCGTGGTGAACGACATGGTATGTGGGGTAAAGGTCATTTAGTGGCTGGCGACCTTAATCCTATGTATGGAAAAACTGGAAATCAACATCCTATGTTTGGCAAGCAGCACTCCGAAGTAACACGAACTAAGATGCGTGCCAGCCACAACCACATTTGCGGTGACCACCATTGGAGCACTGGGAAACAGATTACTGAAGAGACTAGACAGAGAATGGCAGCAGCAAGCAAAGGCAGAAAACAATCCGCAGAGACAATAGCGAAACGGGTTCAGAAGATGACTGGCGATTTACATCCGAATGCCAAGTCATATAAAGTCACGTCGCCTGACGGATTGGAGTACATTGTGAAGTCATTGCGGCACTTCTGTGTGGCACACAATTTGAATGTACAAAGCATGGCAAATACAGTAAGTCGTGGCACCCCGATCACGTCAGGTCCGCATAAAGGATGGATGGCGCAGTTGATATGAACACAGAGGATATTGCACACAAATTGTGGAGTGAGGTTTTTGTTGATGGGTACGTGTTTCCAGATGGTGATTGCCTAGAAATTGCAAAACGATCCGGCACGTGGGAACAGACATTGGACGAAGCCAAGAAATATTTCAAAGAGATGCGGGCACAATTTAAGAATAGTCCGATTATGAACCGTTTAGTTGACATACACGAAGAGCTTCTGGCTTCGTATTTGGACCGAAATAGAAAAATTTAAGTATGAGCAACGAACAACCAATCCGTCCCCGCTGTAAAGGCACATGCGGGGACGCCGAATGTGAAGAGATGGAAAATCTATGGCGTTATTTGAATGGACAAGATCCACTCTCAAAGCCTCAAACATTTCCTCTTCGGTACGTCCCAATCGTCATCGTAGAGAGCCCGTACAAGGGCAACAACTACGAAGATCTCGACCGGAACCTCAAGTACCTGCGTGCGGCCCTACGAGACTGCCTGTTGCGTGGTGAAGCGCCATTCGCCAGCCATGCCATCTACACTCAAGTGTTGGATGATACTAACCCAGAAGAGAGAACAAATGGTATTCAAGCTGGATTCGCTTTCAGGAAAGTGAGTGACTACACTGTGGTCTATAATGACTTGGGGATCAGTCCTGGTATGCAGTTGGGAATCGACCATTCGCACAGCAAAAACATTCCAGTGAAATACCGCTCCCTTCCAGGATGGGGAAAGGATGAAGTCGCAACTAAATAGTTGTAGGCTCCACGATGAAGACTTACCTTCAATTCATATCCGAATCTGTCACCGGCTTATACACATTCCGAAGGCTGAATCCACAAAGCTCTGAATTCCTATACGAGTGGATGAAAGAGAATCGGGTGCCAAATCCAATCCCACCGAGTGAACTGCATTGCACTGTTATTGCGTCAATGGTGGAGATTCCTGGTTATTCTGTCGATCCTGCATTGGTGATGCTCAATCCGGCGACGTATCGAATCGCCATGATGAACCAAGCATTGGTGGTTCAGTTCAAGTCCGACCCCCTTGTAGAGCAATGGCAGAAAGCAATGAACCTTGGCGGGAAGAGTGAATTTCCTACGTTCATTCCGCACATCAGTCTGTCGTATCAAGTTCCTGAACATTACGACTACGATGAGTTGAAGCCGCCACCATCATTTCTTGTTCTCCAGGGCGAGGAAACGAAAGTGAAAGCCAATGGAAACACGTCGATCAACGAATACACAATAGGCGACATAACGCTTGGCGGCGGGCCGGTCTACGTGCCACAGACTAGTCTAAACATGACACGTGAACAGATGCCACAGATCACAGCGGCCAACACGATGGAGTTTATCGACTGGCTTGAAGGGCAGGGCATCACAGTGCAGTTCCTTTCTATGCCGGTCGCTTTGCTACGCTGCGCTCAAGGTAACGATCAGGTGGACCCGAAGAAGGTTTCTGCTTTGCAAAATTCTCAAACGATATCTACGAAGCCGTTCATCGTTTCAAAGGACAATTACGTCTTTGACGGACATCATCGTTGGCTGGCGCTGTTGAATCGTGACCCGCACTATTCAGTAGACACATATCGAGTGAACTTGCCGATCAAAGATCTGCTGGCAATGGCCGGAAAATTTGGCAAAGCGATGTACGTAGCTTAGGCGCTCTCTTTGTTAGCGGTATCGTACAACCAATGACTGAATGACTTGACAGAAGAATCGTGTTCTGCTTCGTCATTCGTATAAGATGAGTGATTGCGTTCTTTGTACACCCATAAAGTTTCTGTCATCACTTGGATTTCGCAAACCATGTCGGCCAACAAAATCTTGATGTGGTAAGCGCCGTGGTAGCCGGATGCAACATTATCCGGCTGATTCTTGAAATCAAATTCGACAACCTTCAAAGATCTTTTCAGAGCTTGGGCCGTCGCTTTGGCTTCCTCTTTGGTTTGAGTGAGAATCGCCGCCCGGAGAACATCATGAATTTTTTGTACCGGCTTACGCTTCGCTTTGCGGACGAATGAAGACTGGCTTTTGATATTCGTTAGGAGACGGCTGTCCGCTGGAACGTGGGGTTCCAGGAGCGATTTGAAGCGTGGTAGAAGCTCTTTGGCACGCTGGTGTGCTTTCTGATAGATCTTCTCGATAGACAGATCTTCTGCTGCTTCAGGCCACGGTTGAAGTGGAATTTGTGCGGTCATCGGTTGTATTTATTTCCTTTCGTACCAAGGCTCTACAAAGCTGCATAAACGTCTCATGAGAAACGTTCTGCTTTCCGGCGTGATACATCCATATCACCACTTTCACGTTTGACTTCAAAAATCCTTTGTGTGGCATCGTGCGGTCGAGTGTAGGCCCGAATGGATTCTGACTGCCAGCGCCGCCCCGTTTAGTGTTTAGAGATTTGAAGGCGAACGGAATCCCGGAGACTTCACAGATCCCGGCAACGAGCTTTTTCTCGATCCAGGGTACATCCAGATCGAATTGCTCGTTGTTCTTTTTGGCTGCTCGTTGTGCGGCCCAAAATAAAGTCTGTGCTCTATAGTGCGGCGACAGATGGCGTTTTTGTGCCACCTTTTTTCGGTATTGCTGAAGTTTATCAGGCATTTACATCCTATGTATGCACCACGGTGATGCAACCCGACTTTTCTTTGATTATAAATAACTTTCATGAACATCCAAGATTTACCAACATCGCTTTTACAAGCAACGAAGAAAATTGTGGAGACACAAGATGTTCTTGAGTCCTGTCCGTCGTGTGGCGCAGTTGTAGGTAGCTGTTTTCATACAGAAGGTCAGGAAGATCTGGTGGCTGAAGATTCTGTATCAGCGATGAATTTACCAGATGAAGATGAGCCGGAAGAGAAACTGTCAGGGAAGAAAGAGGAAATCGTAATCAACCCTGAATACAAAACTTTCACGACACGTCGTCCGTAAAAAGTAAAAGGGAGAAAAACACATGTCACTTTGGACCGATCAACAACCGCCAGTTCTTTATCCTAATGCGGTTGCAACCGAAGCAGGTTGGGCAGATCCAGTAACGGGCGAACTTTATGTTGCCGTCACAGGATTGTCTACCTTCAAAGGCGCAGCCTCAGAATTGGTCAAACTAGGAATTTACAACAACAAGAGTCAATTCACCACAAGTCAAGAACTTGGGCATGACATTACGTATGCCGCTGGTGATTACATTGTTCTGGAAGCTGTGTTCAGCGAAGCTGTAACATGGTCTGGTGGCCCGCCATCAATTTCAGGAACTATCAATACCACACCCGTTACCTTTGCTTACTTTCAAGATACGACAGATCAACTGTCCGCTTCTGCTGGTAAGGTCACGTCAATTACGATTGGCGGCGGCGGTCAGCATTATCAAGTTGGCGACAAGCTAATTTTTGGTGGCAGCGGACAACAAGGAAATCAGACATTTCCAAACGATGCAAATCTTTCAGGCGTCTATGATGACGTTCCTGGTCTCGCAAGCGGCTATGTTTCTGCCGTTGGCGCAAGCAATGCAATCACAGGCATCGTATTGACATCCGGTGGCTCAAGCTATGCTTCTGCCCCGACCGTCACTGTAGACACCGGCCATGTTGTCAGTGTCACAGTTGGTGGCTCTGGTACAGGCTATCTCAATGGTGACAGATTGGTCTTCGGCGGCGGCGGTGGTACAGGCGCAGCCGGATACATCGTAGTCAATGCTGCTGGCAACGTAACCAAGGCTGTTCTTACAAATCGTGGCACAGGTTATACCAGCGCACCGACCGCAGCAACAGCAACCTCACATGGCTCTGGCAACACATTTACACCAGTAGCTTCCTATGGCGCAGCAACCCCGGCATCTTTGACCGCAGTTCTTGGAATTCCGGCCAATGGCAAGGGAACGAATCGTATTTTGTTCCGTTATCAAGTTGCTTCTAACTTGGTGGCAACATCATCGCAGATCACATTCACTAGTCCGATTGGTGGCGGTGCAACGTGGACTTCTGTAGATAGCGGCACTGGTACTAGCGCAGCAGCAAGCGGCGTCGTATCAAGTGGTGTTACAAGCTACACAATGACCAACAACGGTTCCGGCTATGTGGCTGCTCCGTTGGTTTCTATCACTAGCACTACAGGCACGGGAGCAACTGCACTCGCAGTACTCGACAATGCCGTTAACACAGTCACTCCAGTTCTTGCTGGTGTTGGCTACAGATCGGTACCTTCGGTTACTCAATCCGGTGGTGGAAGCACCAATGCAACCATCACTCCGGTTTTGGGTACTGCTGGTATTGTCTGCGACGTGACTATTGGCGGAACAGCAGATACAACGGTAACTCCTGGTTCTGTCACTGTTGACAATACAGGTCATGGCGGCACCGGCTTCGCAGCAAGTGTTACTGGCGCTGGTGGCGATATTACCGGAATCACAATCACAAACGTTGGATCGGGTTATACATCGGCTCCAGGTTTGACGATTGCTGGTCTCACAAATAGAACTCTTACCGCAGTTCTTGGATTCCCGATTGCTTCTTATACGGTCGCAGGAACTAACACTGGTTACACTGCTGCTCCTGGCCTTGTAATTGGTAATCCAGCTACCACTGCTGTCTCTACGACTTTGGGCGCTGGCGTAGTGGTTAGAACAACGGCAACCGCAACGGCAACCATTTACACTTTGCAAACTGTCAAGTCAGTTCAGGTAGAATCTGAAGGTTCTGGCTATTCTGATGCAACAGTAGTCTTCACTCCGGTGAACGGCGGAACACTCGCAGCAGCAACAGCAGTTTTTAGCGGCGCACTTGGCACTTTCGTAGTAACCAATCCAGGAAGCGGCTACACTGTCGCCCCAACTGTAACAGTCGGCGCTGGTGATGGAACTGGCGCATTGGCAACGGCAACGATTGATGATCGTGGTCATGTCATTGCGGTCACAACGAACGGCTACGTATCAGCTATCAATGTAAGTGGTACTTCTAACAACAACTACATTGAAGGCGAAAAACTCAGTTTGACGGGTAATGCAAAGGCACACATTCATGTTGTCAATACCGTCACAACTAATTCGGCCAACGGCTTTGAAACGATTACGGCACAGACCGTCACTGCTGTGATTGATGACCCTGGCACTGGTTACAATAGTGTCCCGGTTGTGAAATATCCTCGCCCAAGTAGAGGCGCTGGATTGACCTTCACTGCTGTTGTTGCCGGTACATCGGCTGGTTCCGGTTACACTGCAACTTTGCCGATAGCTCCTGCAACTCCAATCTACAGTGCTGCTGTGGTTTCATTCACTCCAGCAACAGAGACACCAGTTCTCACATTTGATACTTCGCAATTTGTATCCGGCGTGACAGTTGGAAGTACTGGCACTGGATATGAAACCGGCCAAGCACTCGTATTCACGGGCGCTGCGGTGGGTGGGAATGTAGCAGTCGGAACAATCCGAGCAAACAACGCAGGAAACATCATTGGAGTAGTTCTGACCAATGCCGGTTCTTATACCACCCCTCCAACCATTGTGGTAGCCCCACCACCAACATGGTCTGGTAGCGCTTCTAATTACGCTCTTGGCCAAGTTGTTCTGTATTCTGGCACCAGATACAAAGTAAAGATCGGCGGCGTAACCAACTTCAACGAACAGCCAGATACAGCAACTACGTTCTGGACGGCACTGACAGACAACACATTGACTGCTGTAATGGGCAGCGCAATTGCTGGAAGCTGCACTGTAGACGGTGTGGCTCCGACTGTTTCTTCAGCCGACATCACGCATGATCGTTTTGGTGATGTAATCACGCAGACAACCTTCAATACTGGAGATTTCTTCACGTTGACACTCAACACGTCGAAGCCGGTATTTGTAGTCAATGGCAGCGGCGCTACGGTTCCGTTGGTAATGACAAGCAGTGGCAGCGTCTCCGAAGTAACTATCGGTGGATCGGCAACCACTGGAGTCGTTGCTGGTCCTGTCACAGTCACCAATGCTGGTCATGGTGGAACTGGCTTTGCAGCAATAGTCACGGTAGACGGCAGCGGCGATATCACCGGAGTCGTTGTCACCAACGTGGGATCTGGATACACATCTGCTCCTACGATGACGATTGCTAGTATCGGATCTCGTACACTTACCGCAGTTCTTGGCGGCACCGCAAGATACTTTAGCGGAAGCGGCACAAATAAGCTGCATTTTGCTTATCAAGTTGCTTCGACCGACGTTTCCGCTCCGACGACATTCAGTGTTACCTCACCGATTGTTCTCGCTGCCGGTACGACCATCAAAGATGCTGCTGGCAACCCGTTGACGCTGACATTCTCTGCGCCAACCACTACAGGCATAACAATCAACTAACACAAGTACAACAAGCACATGCTTTCGGGGCGTCCATGAAGTTTTAGGACGCCCTTCTTTTTTGTCTAAATATGTGAGAATGAAACTATTCAGGCAATTACTACGGGAAGAGGGCGACCAACCGATATCGACTGGAGAGCTTCGGCATGTGGAGAAGTATCTGAATGGTGTATGGGAACACCTGGGAATTGATTTCGAGTTCACCAAGCATTTTTTTGAACGAGTCAATGATCCACGCAACGGCAAACAGATTCAGGCCACCGAGCTTGTCAAGATTTTTACTGATGTCTACAAGAAATACGGTGCCATGATTTCTAAGAAAGTAACTCCCGACACAGAGAAGAAATTTGATTCGGTACTTACGGATCTCTCGACCAAGGTAAATTCTCCTGTTGTAGTTGTGTGGAACAGAGAAAAGCATGAATTGGAAATGATTGCCAAAACCGTCATGCGTGTAAATCATTTCTACAATCATCCAGATCAGACACGATTGACAGTTCAGCACTATGAGCCACAAGGGGCGGTAATTACGGAGAAGAAAATGAAGACTTACAGGGACATTACGGAGTGGGTTGGCTGGAACACGCCAGAGGTCGCTCCTATCGCAACACCACAAGCAGTAGATGACGTTGATTCTGCCGCATTCTCCGTAGAGAAGCCAGAGATCTTGGAGAAGCTGAATGCTTACTGCCACGACATTGCTAATCACCAGTACATCAATCCATATTACCCGTTGAATGCGCTTTGGAAGAAGCTCATGATGATCGGCGTAAACTTCGACTTGAAGAAGATTATGCTAATAGGTGAGCAAGGCAGAACAGAAGTTCCAATCAACATGTTTGGTGGGCGCTTCGGTGCGCTTGGCGATCCTGGCACATTTATCAGTCAGGATGATGGTGTCAAAGATCGTGTTCCTGGTGGCCTAAATCTCGTAGTCACATACCAAAAGACTGGTGGCGTCTACACACTTGATGCAACTATCGAACGTGGTACAACTCCGGGCGCAATCGGCTTTGGTGAATCAGAGGAACCTAAAAAAAAAGTAGCTGAAGCCAAAGAATTCCATAGCACTGGATCGTATACAAACCATCCATTTCACACGACTCTCACAAAGCATGGTTACGAACACGAATCCAGTCACGATCAAGATCCAAGAGGAAGAGTTCACACATACGTTCACCCAAAGACTCAGCATGTAATCTCGGTTGGTTCTACAGCCGGGTCGCCAGCATGGGGATCTGAACAAAGTAATGGCAACAGTGCTTCTTCGCTTTCCAAACACATCAAAGACGTGAATTCGCTTTCCTCTGATGATGCTAAGAAATGGAGAGTGGCACGGCCAGACGTAAAAAAAAAGTAACCACTGAGAATGAAATTTCGGCTGGTATGACTCGCCGCCTACCTCAACTCAAGCCTCACAAAATTATTGAGACGCAACCTACCTTTTCTAAGCTACGTAAGAAACTGTCAAAGAAAGAGGATATAGATACAGCAGGTATCCCTAACGCAGTACCGGATTATGACATGACAGAAAAAGACGTAGTACCTCAGATTGGAATAGATGATCGTCTCTTCACAGAAGTAGATGATGACGTAAACGATAAGATAGTGCCTTCCGATATGGCAGTGAGCGGACGCCTTTACACAAACTAAATGGAGTTCATCAACCTCACAAACGACAACGTAATTCTGTATGCCATCAAGCATTACGACAACCCGGCGTGTCGTGGCGTACAAGAATTCAATGAAGATCTGGATAGGATCAAGTACATCAAGCGCTTGTTTAAGCGTTACCAAACGAAAGGCGTATTGAAAGAACGGTTGATCCTGAACCACATTATCATCTTGTACAACGTATTCGGGGTCGAAGCGGCCACTAGGATTTTGTTCCTGAGATTGGAATTGGATTTGTGGGTGGTTCTGAAGACGTTTCTTGTATTTCTCAATTTCATGCCGGATCGTGTGATTGGGATCGAAGGTGCTGATATTATATCGGCTGACATCGCACTCGACGCACGGTTGATCGCAGTGCTACGGAGTATCTAAATGGGACCGCTTGATGCTTGGATTGTTTACCGCTTCGTCAGAACTTTGGTGACGCCGTGGGATGAAACGGATGCGTTCAAACTGGGTGTGATTGATGCCAGTGGCAAACTGAAGATTCACACAGACAAACTGACTGATGAACAGCAGAAAGCATACACGCTGTTTTACCGGCTGGTCTTCAATATCAAGCGCCTGATCGAGAAGATTCCTGGTGGCAAATCAAAAATTGGAACATACGCAGCCGCATTGTTTTTGCTACGAGAGCAGATGGGTGATGAAGAGGGCATACTGATTATGGAACGAAGTTTTATGAGTTACTTGAAAGATAACGACGCATTGGAGAGTACATACCTGGAAGAACAATACCTTGAAGAAAGTATGCTATCGCAAGGTAAGTACAAGCTCATAAATAACATGTTGGACACAAAGGGCGACGAGTTACGAAAGGGAACCATTGTTATCGCAACCAAGAATCTGAAGCCAATTACGAAGATCTTGGGCATCGAAGTGTTCCAACTGATAGTTCAAAATTACCCCAAAAAGGTAGTGGTGGTGAGCCGTGAAGACATTCGAGAAGTTTAGAAAAGACGCACAGTTGAACGAAAGGTTCCTTACCAGAGCCGAATGCCTTCAAGCGTACCACGAAGGCGTCCGGGATGGTACAATAGGACAGTGCCCGTATTGTGGATCTCCAAATTTGCAGGAAGCGATGCCGCCCGATCCTGGCTTCAAAGAATGTGTGGATTGCGGACAGGCGTCGGATAACTGGCGCATCACAGAAGAAACATGTCCTATGTGTAAAGTTAGTGGACAGGTGAAACCATCGGGGCCATTTCGGGAATGCGGAAATTGTAAGCAAGTGTGGAATCCTGCTTTACAACCAAAAAAGAAGAAAGTCGTAAAAGAGGATGAGTTTGAAGAAGATGAAGGCGGCGCTGCACCTACGAACAACGCTGGCAGCGGCAACATCGCCGGTATCGGAGTCGGGCCGCAAGGCGAACCCGGCGTGCATCCAGAATACCAGCGGAAACGGCATCAATTAGAGCTTGTCGGCCCACCAGCAGTGGACCCTAGAATGTTCGCAAATAAAATTTTCAATCACGGCAAAAACTCTCCCAAACCGAAAAAGTAGATACATCTATGGCATTCACAGTTGAATCGTTTCGAGCGGCGCTGAAGAAATCAGAAGATCCAAAATTCCCATGTAGGTGCGGCCATCAGAGCAATGAACATAGGCCGGATGGCGGGTGGGGATGTTTTGGCGACCCATGCACCCATGAGGATTGCGACTGTTGGGGTTTTGAAGAACTTGACAGATCCGCATTACGTGGTGTAATAGAAGAGACCAAATGTCTCTCTACATTGACGAAAAATTCCTCAACAGCATCGGGCATCTTCTGCGGAACTTCAGGAAGAAGCAGGACTACCTCTGGAATTTCTCTTGTCCTGTCTGCGGTGACTCTCGAAAAAAGAAAATCCGAGCCAGAGGTTACGTCTACCGATATCGTGACTCCCTAAGATTCAAGTGTCACAATTGCGGCGAGACGATGGCGTTAGGGGAACTGATTAAGCACCTGGACGACGGCATTTACAAAGAGTACATCTTCGATACGTATTTGGAAAAGGGCCAGCAAGCACCGCCGAAAGAACCGGAAGAAAAGAAACCGTCACCATTCAAGCAAAAGAAAGACTACAAGCCAGCAAAGGCTACGGCGCTGATTGGTTGTCCTGCAATATCTTCACTTGGACCGGATCACCCCGCCCGTGCGTACTTGGACTGGCGCAAACTCCCACATTTGGACGAACTTTATTGGGCTGACAGCTTTCCGGCAGTTGTGGACAAGTTTTTGCCTACCCATCAATACGCCCTAATCGAAGAAGGCCGGATCATTATCCCATTCTACGATGCCAACCATCAACTGATTGCCCTCCAGGGGCGTTCACAGCCTCGCTACGACGCCAGAAAGGATAAATGGATGGATTACCCCGGCGCAGTCCGCTACATCACCATAAAGGCCGATAAAGACGCCCCACGGGTTTTTGGCATGAATAAGCTCGACAAGATATCAAAGCGAATCTACATCGTAGAAGGTCCGTTCGACAGCCTGTTTTTGCCCAATTGTGTGGCGATGGCAGGAAGTGATATTCCAACCGGGTTTCCGCATGATCGAACAGTAGTGGTTTACGACAACGAGAGACACAAAACAGACACAGTTAAAAAGATCGCTAAGGCCATTGAAAACGGCTACACTGTCTGTATTTGGCCCGATAACATCAAAGAGAAGGATATCAATTTGATGATATTAGCTGGGTACAAGTCAGAGAAAATTCGTGACATCATTGACATGAATCTCTATAGCGGTTTGCAGGCAAAAATTCAACTACAACATTGGGCAAATCCGAAAGGGTTTGTCGGGAAAGGAAATGTCGCATCGTCTACTCAGCAAGGATACAATAGTTAGTTTTGACATTGAGACTACAGGTCTCACCGCAGGAATCCACTCCATGATTGCTCTAGGGGCAGTCGCCTACAGGGATGGAAAAGAAATCGGCCATTTTTACGCCGCATTAAATGAATGGGATGGTGCCGAGCGCAGTGAAGGCACGATGGCATTCTGGATGAAAAATCTTGACGAATGGAAACGCATTCGTAAGGAACGTCGTGACCCGGCGCAAGTCATGAGAGAGTTTTATGACTGGTGCATCGCACTGCCGCAACCACGCATCCTGGCTGCAAACCCATCAGCTTTTGATGCTGCATTCTTGTTCTGGTATCTCTACAAGTTTATTGCGGAAGATGCCGTCAACGATCTGTTCAAGCGCAACCGAGCGCTGGACATCCGCACCTTCATTTCGGCGCTCTTCGCAGTGCCGTATTCTGAAGCCGAGCGATCCTTGGTTCCAAAGGAATGGAGCGAAGGTTTTGAAATCACCCACAACGCTTTGGATGATGCCCGTGAGCAAGGAACTATGCTCGTGCATCTTCTGCAAGCCTGCGCCGGTGAACTTGAACTTGAAGTAGGTGCCTAATGATGCCACTTGACGAAGAAGCATTGTACATCCATTTTTACGAAATGGATACTCCCGAACTTTTAGGTGTCTCTTTCGCTGATCTTTCATCCTTGGAGATGGAAATTTTGAAAGAGGTCTTCGAGGACCGGCGTGATGAAATTGACGCTATGGTCGATGCTCTTCAGGAAGAATTGAATCTGTGCAAGAAGAAGCGTACCGTCGTGCTGCCCGCAGAGATTATAGCACAGGTGACTGCGTGGGAGCGCTTGACAGATTCAAATTCGGTGGTAGTCTAGTAATAGAAGTTGTGAACGACTCAACACATGAACGTCTACTCTTTCCGCATCGCCTACTCGTCTGAAGCCGAACTACAGGCTCTCCAAGAGCAAAAGGATTTCGATCCTGAAAGGTTAGTCCTGACGGTTCTACCCGATGGTCAACCATCATATAAAACTTTGTATACTCGTGCTGATACCGAAGAGGAAGCAATGGCTAAGGTAGACGTTTATGTAAGTCGTACTCCATACCGCAACATTGAAGATAAGAAGTTCATATGAAGCAAATCACGTCACAAACAACGTACATGAATGGACGCCCACGGAGTACTCATTTCCGTGCGGTGCAAAAGGTAGTAAAAAATTGCCGCATCAATCCCCGGACAGGCCGCATTTACAATCGTGACGGCCAAGAAATCGGCGGAACAACCTACGAACCTCGTGTAACTGTACACTTGGAGGGCAAAAAGTACAATGCCAGACTTAATAAGGTAGTGGCATTCGTATCTTACGGACCCGAAGCTCTTCGTCGTGGCGTCTCAGTTCGCCATAAGAACGGCAATAAGTTCGACAACCGCAGCACCAATCTTCAATTGGTCTACAACCGGGAAGCAGCAAAGGCCCTGCGCCGCCGTCAGCGTGAAGCACAGTTGGCGTAACTCGCTCGTAACCAAAATTTGCAAGGCGATGGGGAGTCTCATTCCCGTGGGACTCCCCATTTCTACATAGAAAGGAAATGACAAAACAAGAACTGATCCTCAACGACCCAAATTACAAACCCATTCACAACCACGGCTTTGTTGGCCTGATCGACACGATGGGCAGTGACGAAGAGATTGCCCAAGCCGCCCGTGTCTCGTATGGTGGCAATGGCGAAAATCGAACTACTAGCGAAACCCGCAACCTCCTACGGTACATGATGCGCCAGAAGCACACCAGCCCGTTCGAGATGGCGGAAGTGAAGTTCCATCTCAAATTGCCGATATTCGTAATGCGGCAACTGATACGCCACCGCACCGCCAATGTAAACGAATACTCCGGGCGTTATTCAGAAATGTCGGATGAGTTTTACCTACCCGATTTTGATTACATGGAAGCGCAGTCCACAACTAACAAGCAGGGACGTGCCGGTACAATCAACGACGAAGACAAGAAGGTAATCAAAGACCTTCTTGAAGAATGCTACGACACTTCTTACGCCAACTATCAGGAAATGTTGAACGAAGAAGTGACAGTTTCGACAATGACTCGTAGTGAGATCTTCAGTGAAGATTTCCCTGGTATGGCGAAGGAACTGTCCCGCATGGTTCTGCCGGTCGCCAACTACACAGAATGCTATTGGAAAATTGATCTCCACAATTTTTTCCACTTCTGCCGTCTGCGCCTGGATGCACACGCTCAACGTGAAATTCGGGACTTCGCACAGGCAATGTACGACTTCGCCAAGCCATATTTTCCGCTCTCAATGGAAGCCTTTGAAGACTATGTGCTGTATGCACGCACGTTGTCTCGAATGGATATCCTTGCGATCAAAGATATGTTGGATGGTGAGTTTGTATCTGACCCGGCGAACTACGGCATGAGCAAGAGAGAATACAGCGAATTTGTTGATTTCTTTAGTCCAAAAGCGTTGCATTCCTGGAAGCTCAACAAGACCTAAATACCAAAGCCTCGTGAGCGCCAAATTTGACGCTCACCATTTCATTTTATGGAGAATGCTTGTGTCTATTAGAGGGTCGAAGTATGTTAGCGATACTTGTGTTCGATGCGATTCTTCGTATCGGTATGTAAGTAATAATCAATGTGTAGGATGCAAACTCAAAGACAGTCGGCTACGAAATTCAACAGACCGACAAAAATCCTCCGTCCGCAAGCATAAGCAAACAGTAAAATTCCGTGATAATCAGAAGCGATATGATCTTTCTCGAAAGTATGATTTGACCAAGGAAGATTTTGATCGTTTAATACAGAACCAAAATAATACTTGTCCAATCTGCATGAAGCCGCTATTGATTCCGCATGTCGATCATAGTCATCGAACTGGACTGGTGAGAGGTTTGTTGTGTGGCTCCTGTAATCGTGCATTGGGTCTCTTCCATGAGAGCATAGATGTGCTACGGAATGCAATTAGTTATCTGGAAGAAAAATAAAAATGACACAAACGAAACCACAATTGACATTCAGACCTATTTCGCCGGGTATGGGACAAGCAGTTGCAGAAAGAACTATCTTGAGGAAAAAAGAGAACGGAGATTATGAAGATTGGGGAGATGTAGCCAATCGTGTAGCACGTGGGAATGCAAATCTTTTCGACGGACCAATTCACTCATCGGAATCAGAATACCATTTACTTCGTAAGCATATCGCCAACGGCAACACGCTTATGTCTGGCAGACATTTACAACATGGAGACGATCTCCAGCCTACCAGAAATATGGAAGTCTTTACCAACTGTGCTACTAGCAGTACCTCTTTTTTGCTTTTCTATCTTTTACTTAACGGTAGCGGCGTGGGCCGTTGCTATGACGACGACATGATCCTAATCAACTGGGATTATGTCCCGAGCCTTCGCTGTGTACTTGATTCCAATCACCCGGACTTCAACTACAGCGCACATGAATCCGTTCGTGATGCTATTCACAAGTACGGTAAAGAAGGTCCGAACGTAATGTGGTATGAAGTGCCTGACAGCCGAGAAGGTTGGGCCAAAGCTCTTGAGATTTGGGAGAATGCGGCATGGGAGAAAATTCACTCCGGTAAGATGCTGATTCTCGACTTCTCGAAAGTACGTGCCAAAGGGCTTCCCATCAAAGGAATGCAGAATCGGCCAGCTTCGGGTCCAGTCGCTCTCATGGATGCGTTTGAGAAGGCCGCAAAGCTCAAGGGAGCCGGTCTAGCGCCCTGGAGACAGGCGATCTACCTAGACCACTACTTTGCCGAATGCGTGCTTGTAGGCGGCGCTAGAAGGGCAGCACGGATGTCTACAAAGCACTGGTCAGACCCGACCATCTTCGATTTCATCACGATTAAGCGCCCGCTAGAATTTCACGGCAAAAATGCGCCGGAAATCATCGAATTTCGCACCACAGAAAATGCCAAAGGAAACAAGCCGAACGCATTCCTGTGGTCATCCAACAATTCAGTGACGGTTGACGATGAATTTTGGGCACTCGTTCGCAATCCACGTGATAAGTCTCCCCGTGCCAAACACGCCAAGAAAGTTTTCAAGATGGTCTGCACGGCGGCTTATGCAGATGGAACTGGCGAACCCGGCTTCATTAACTCTCACAAACTCGTCCAGAAAGATGATGGCTGGCTTGATTTGAATCGTGGCGACTATGTTGGGTCGAAGAAGTATCAGATCAACGATGACACTCAAATCTTGATGTCTCGGTTGGCGAAGCGTGCTAAGAAGAAGAAGTTTCATACGATTACTAATCCATGCGGTGAGATCGCTTTGAATGTGCTTGGTGGCTTCTGTGTCATCGCTGATGTAGTTCCGTTTCATTGTAACGACTTGGAAGAAGCTGAAGAGTGCTTTCGTGTAGTGACTCGTGCGCTTATGCGTGTGAACCTCATGGATTCGATCTACAGCAAAGAAGTCCAACGCACAAATCGTATCGGTGTTGGTATGACCGGCGTCCACGAATTTGCTTATAAGTTCTTTGGCTTCGGCTTTAGGGACTTGATTGATGAAGAGAAGTCAAAGCCGTTCTGGATGCAGATGGCGAAGTTCAATAACATCGTCCATGAAGAGGCAATTACATATGCCAAAGAATTGGGCGTAAAGCCGCCGCACACCGAAACCACCATCAAGCCAGCCGGAACTACCTCTAAGCTGTTTCTGCTGACTGAAGGCTGGCATCTGCCCACAATGGAGTATTTCCTGCGATGGGTCCAGTTCCGTCACGACGATCCGCTTGTCCAGGACTACAAGAAAGCTGGATATCCAGTACGGAAGCTCGTTCATTACACAGGCACGACGATTGTAGGCTTCCCCACGGAGCCGACGATTACGACGCTTGGTATGGGCGACAAGTTGGTCACAGCGGCCAACGCCACACCAGAAGAGCAATTCAAATGGCTCATGCTTGGCGAGAAATACTGGATTCACGGTGTCACCCCGGAAGGCAAACCAGTAGAAGAAGAGAATGGCAATCAAATCAGTTACACTCTCAAATATAAGCCTAGCTTGGTTGATTTCGATCACTTCAAGAAAATGATTCTGAAGTATCAATCGCAGGTTCGTTGCTGCGCTGTCATGCCACAGGAAGATACGGCAAGTTACGAATATCAGCCGGAAGAGTCGGTCGATTTTGAAACTTACGCCGAAATCGTAAAGAAAATCGAACGGGTTGCCTTGGCTGAAGAGATAGGCCGGGAGCACGTAGGATGCGACAACGGCGCTTGCCCGGTGGACTTCAACTCCGGTAGAAAGTAAATAGCAATAAATCCCCCATAATGGTCAGGTGACTTATCATCGCCTGACCATTTGTGTTTCAAAAATCACATCTGAATAAATTACCAGCAGGAGAACATACCAGCCATGTCTGATGTGAGAAAAAACGTTGGGTGCGATTACTGTGGAGCGGCTTACCACATCAAATTTTCGGAGGATCTACTTGCTCCGCAGTTTTGTGCTTTTTGTGGGGAGACCTTTGAAGAGGAAGATGAAGTAGAAGATGAAGAGGACGACGGAGATTTGGATTACAGCGACGAAGAAAGAGAAATAGAATTTTAGGCATCTTCTAACAAGAGTCTCATCTATATAGGTGCATGGACTGGATTTACAATGAGCAACCATTCACTACTGCGCCGGAAGATGCCTTTGGTTTCGTTTATCTCATCACAAACACACATACCGGACAAAAGTACATCGGTAAGAAGCAATTCTGGTCACTCCTAACCAAGAAAGTGGAAGGCAGGAAAAACAGAGTTCATTACAAGAAAGAATCGGATTGGAAGAAATATTGGAGTTCTTGTGGAGAGTTAAAAGAAGATTTTCAATGTCTTGGGGAATCCGCATTCTCTCGTGAAATTGTTACTATCTATTCCACTAAAGGTGAATTGACTTTCGGTGAGATGGAGCATCAAATCAAAAACGATGTGCTTAAAGCTAAGATGCTTGATGGGCGACCAGCGTTCTACAATCGAAATATCCTCAATAAATTTTTCGTGCGACCCGATGTTGTCTCAGAAGAAACTAGACGCCGCATGTCAGATTCATTTCGTGGGCGTGTGGTAACTGAAGAAACTCGTGCCAAGATAAGTGCAACTCTAACTGGCGTTTCAAAACCACCACGCACAGAGGAACATTGCCAACACATGTCCGAAGCCAAAATGGGAACTGAACCCTGGAACAAAGGTCTTCAAACCGGAGTCGGCGGTCCCAAAGGTGTATCTAAGTCACCTGAACAACGAGCCAAAATATCAGAAACACTGAAAGCTAAAGGAATTGAACCAATAACTTGTAGATTGCGTGGTGCAGAACGAGCTAAATACAGCTAAGGGCTAAACTCATGAGCGACTTCGGATTTCTATACGACTTGAATGTGAACGGCAAACGCATTGTGACGCAATCCGTCTCTGGTGCTAGAATCGGGACGATGCTAGAACACATCGCCAAGACTATCAACGAACAAGAACAGACCTACGGAAAGGGCAATGTCACGGTGACGATGCTCAAAGCTCGTCTGAATGAGAATACTGCCCTGGTAGATCCAAAGCGTATGGAATCACTGAGCACGTTAGTGACGATGGCCGCAGAGCACTACAACCAAAAGGCTGGAAAGCTGGTCGTGGAGATGGTCTATCCGAAGACGAAGATGGTTGAGAATTTGAAGAAGGTTCTAGCCGATCCGAAGAAAAACAAAAAGCTCGTGGAGTGGATGACTGCGGCCCAACAGGAACGAATGCGAGTAACAAAAGGAACCACTAACGGCACTAGAATCTCTGGTGAAGAAGCTAAACAGGCTGACATACGCCGTAAAGCAGCCCGTGAAAAAGCCAAAATTGTCAAAGAAGGTGAAGATGACGAAACTCTGAAACTTCCTGATTTGAAAACTGGCGACACGTTGTTAGTAGGCAAGTTCAAAAATCGCAAGGCCGAGATCAAGGGATTTGGCACCGACGAACATAATCAGCCGACAGCCGACACGAATCACGGCGAACAGAAAATCTTCAAGCCACGCATTGCAAAATTGATGCCTGGAGCCGAACCGGAAAAACCAGCCGAAGCGCCAGCGCCGGTTGACGAAGCAAGTCACGGGCAAGTTGCCGCCAGCGTAAGAGCCAGCAAGGACAAGCATCCTGAAAAATACTGCCATCACAGAACTTGCTTGTGGCGCAAGAGCAGCGGCCCCTGCCCGAAACACGATAAGAAGTAAACCTACTTCACTACTTGGAATGTGAAAATATCAGCAAGGTTGATGTACATTTCACTACCATCTTCTAATCCGAGTTCCAAAAATCCGAATGTGTTGTGAGCTTCATAGGTGGTTACATTGAACGATTGGCCTTTGTGTGACTTGGCATCTGCTTTGAATACAACTGTGACTGTCATGGGAGTGTCCTCTCCCATATATAGAATCACCGAATGCAGATGATTCCGCTATCGGTGTTGGTGATAGTCAAATTTGGCCGGGACGTAATCACACGGCTAACTTCGATGTTAGCAGCAAGGCGGTACATGTTCAAACGACATATGGGCACAATCGAGACACCAAAATCCGTCGCCGTTGCGTGCAGCACCGTGCGAAAATCGTAGTTGAGTTCGTCTGCAATGTCCTGGTAGGTCAGTTTTGTATAAAGCATTGTACGCCATATAGATAATAGCACATGTTTGCATATTTGTCAATTCATGCTATACTGAAGTTCATTCTGGACTACGTGTGGCTTTGCTGGCCCATTCTGGTGGGCTACGGTTTAGGTGCGTGGCACGGTCATGATGTTGGCCGAGTGAAAGAATACAACACGTGGTACGATCAGGTGACACCAGCATTAAAGAGGCTCGAATGCGAAAGAGACGCCCTGTGGAGATCAGCAGTATCGAAAAAACAGAAGTTGAACCGCTTGATGAGGGAGATGGGGAGGTTGTAGAGCGTCCGCATCCACCAGTCTGGCATCGGCGTTGCAGCCGGTGTGACATGGTATACAACGTTTTGAAAGTAAAATGCCCAAATTGTCGAAGCCGAAACTAAGAACTGTTGGTTTGATCGTCCCGGATGTGCATGAGCAGGTTGTGAAGTTAAAGTCAATCCTACATCATTACAAAGATGTCGATTGGGTTGTCTTTCTTGGCGACTTCATGGATACCTGGAACGGTCTAACTTGGCAGACGCATATGATGGTGAAATGGCTGGCTGAAAATGTCAGAAACCCGAAGTATGTTTTTCTGTGGGGCAACCACGATCTTGGTTACGCTTTTCCATTTTACGATTGCCCTGGTTTCGACAAGAACAAATTGGAGATCGTGCAGAAGCACCTAAACGACAATGACCATTGGAAGCGTTTTAAGCTCATCCACTGGATCGGAACCCCTGCCAGCGATGAAGAACGAGGCAATGTGCCATCGAACGAATGGCTGGTCTCGCACGCCGGTATTCACCCATCCATGCTGAACCCAATTTTGGGTCTCGACAAGCGATCCATTGAAGATCTGGCGGATGAGGCGATGTACAAACTTCGCTACGTCAACATGGTTTCCTCATGGTTGGCTTGTGGCCGGGGCCGGGGCGGAAACGCATGTGTCGGTGGTGTCGTGTGGCTGGACTGGAATCGAGAATTCGTTCCGATTCCTGGTTTGAATCAACTGGTTGGGCATTCCTTCCGGGAAGATGTACGAGTGAAGAAGGCGCACGACAGCCTCAACTGGTGTGTTGACACTGCCCTACGCCATGTGGTAGAAGTAAAGGAAGACGGTAGTTTGCAGATTGTAAAGGTGACGAAAGCAAATGGCGACTAAGGGCACAAACAGTCCACTGCGGACGGTGGTTGCAACAACGTTGGACATGATTCATACCGACAACGGTTATATTGCGCCAACCCGAAATGCTGATACCAACACGCAGACGAAGGTTCTGGCAACTCTGACCAGAGATCCGAACCCAACGTTAGATCCTGAATATTGGCATCTTGCGGACGAAATGATCGGGTTCTTTCGCATCTTCGACACGATGCCGGAATTCAAAAACGTTCAATCCATGCCGGATGGGGCGATGTACAAAACGTGTGTTGACACGGCAAAAGCGGAAACGGTCACACCGCTGACATTCCCGTATGCAGTGGCAATGCCGAACCTGTACAGCAAGCTCAAGCCGCAAAAACCGAAAACGCTGAATGCCCTGAAGAGCGAAGCCAAAATCATCAAGCCCGGTGAATTTATGGGTGCCTTGAACAAAGAAGATCGCTTCTTCGTCAAGCTCGTGCGGGTGGGCGATCATGACGCAACACGGGGCGACACGATGTTCGTGGTCAATGATCGCAGTTCCAACATCGGCTTCTTTTACGATGCGCCAGCAAAGTGGGAATCGCTCGTCCAGCTTGGTGACTGCTTTGCCATTCACGCAACTCCGACTCGTCATGCACCGGCAGAAAACGGCGAGAAGCACACGATCTTTCGCAGCGTGCGTCTGCTGAAAGACACCATCGTGGCTGGCACCAAGAAAGTCGATCCAGCCAACGATTCGACGGGTGGTAAGTTTACCCGCAACGTTCCGTTTTAAGAAAGGCCCTACTCATGGGACAAAGCACTAACGGTATTTTGTTTTATGGCATCGCTTACGGCGAAAATTTGCAGATGGATGAAATCGCAAAGTTTCACGGATACGATCCAGATGAAGGTTTTGATGGCGATTTCGAGACGCTGTATGCCAATAAGATGGGCGTTCTTAGTCCTACCGAAGAATACTCCAGAGATGACAAAGCCATCCAAGACAAGTACGTCGCTTACTGGACTGCGAAGCGAGAAATCAACGAAAAGGGCGGCTGTGAAGTGGGTAGATACTGTTCCGGCGACTACCCGATGTACTTCGTCTGCGTAAAGGCCGGTCACTACATGGTCTATCGTGGTGATGAAACTGAAATTCCGAACGGCTTACACTTTGAGCCGAATTGGAAGCAGCAGCTTCAAGATTACTGCGAACTGATGGGGCTTCCATACAGCGACCCGAAGTGGCTTCTGGTCTCATATTGGAGCTAACATGCCACTTATTATGATTGCAGATATTGTTGACCCGAACGACACGCAGGGCCGCACGTACCGGCAGATCAATGCGACTCTGACCCACCAAATTCCAATGGGCGCACTGGTCGAAATTGTGGGTGACGACAAGCATCCGCATCTAATGGACGGCGCACGCCTATTCGTCGTCTACAGAGGCCGGGATTGCGATCAGACGCCACTCTACTGGCTGTGCGGCGACCCGGAGAAGACCGACAACAGCGATTTCTTCACTCGCTGCGCTTGGCATGGTGGCTACCCCGAAGAAGCCTTAGAAATCATCCGGCTGCTTCAATGAAACCTCCTGTATGCGAAACATGTGACGGCGAAGGTCGAGGAATGGGCATGGTTTGCTACGGAGGTCCACCGATTGAGGTAATGGTTGATTGCCCTGATTGCGATGGCACAGGAAAGGCTGACTACGAGTTCATTCGATTGTACTTGTTAGAGGTTTGTGCTACACTCAAAGTATGGTAGTACTAGAAGACTTTGAGTATGAAATACTAGTGACATCTCTGCGTGATGCCGTCGCAGAAATCGAAGAGCATCACCGGGAATACCACCATCAGACGCCGCCAGAAAAATTGAAACTTTGGAAGGTACTGACCGAGAAGGGAAAGCCGCTAATGACTTGACGAATTCTGTTTCCGTGGGACAATGGTTCCATGAATACAGAAACCATCGGCTACAACAGGGATACTCTGTTGGAAATGCTGAAATGTCGAGTAGTAGAAGTGAAATTTCGCAAGACGGACGGAACGCTCCGTGTATTGCGTGGCACGTTACAAGATGAGTACCTTCCTGAGAAATTTAGGAAGGAGGGCATCACCCCGGATGATCTAGTTGAAGATCTCCCGGACAACATTGTGACGGTATGGGACGTGGAAGAGAACGACTGGCGTTCCATCCGCACCGACCGAATCATAGAAGTACTTTAATCCCCAAGTTTGATGAACAGGGGCGTATGTTCATGGAACTAGACTGAAAGGAAAGGAAACATGTTAACAGACACTTTGCCGCCTGTCATCTCTACAGGAACTTACAACGAATTACTGGCGATTCAGAACTTAGCCAGGGATGTGTATAAAGCCCGTTCAAACTTCTCTCTTCTCTGTGATGCGCTCGAAAAGTTATACGAGCACTTTGAAGAGAAAGGTGAATAATTCTCGATCAAAAAGGACTAAATACACCTATGACACGAACGATGCTTCGTGCTGTATTAGCCTTGTTGTTCATAGGTTTGTACAGCACGATCACTGCTGGTGCTCATAATGATTATGAAGTTTGTGCGGGGAATAGTGACCAACAGCGATTGGAGGTCGCTGCCCCACAGCACTCTCTTGAAGACACGATCTGTTATGAGACCGCATTAGTGTGTGTAATAAAAACACACGCAGCAGCACATATCGAGCCTATTACGGCAAAAGTCAAGACAAAACTTGACTTTGGGGATGCCGACCCACGTGAAGAAAAGATCCGTCGATTCTTTGCCAAGTATAAGTCTCCTGCCGCCAAATATGCAAAATTATTTGTGCAAGTTGCAGACGAAAACGATCTGGACTGGCGCTTACTTCCCACATTTGCTTTTATAGAATCAGCAGGAGGGAAGGCACACGTCAACAATAACATCTTCGGATGGGATTCGGGTAGAGCCAGATTTAAGACAATTGAAGCGGGAATCCGCCACGTTGGTAGAGCCTTGACATTAGGACCGTACAAGGGGAAGACGCCGACACAAAAGATTCGTGTGTACAACATCCATGCACGATATCGCAGCCTTGCGGATCAGGTGATGAACTGGCTGAATACGGTCGAAGTATAGGTAGAGTTGACAGATTTCAAAAGTCCTGTACTATGAAAGTTCACACCTGGAAATGCCACGTATAAAAAAGTCGAAGCAGCAAGAATGGCCGTTTCGTGCGGAAAATAGCCCGTTGACTCTTGCTCTCACCCATGTAGATGCTTTGCTCGAACGCATTCGCAACCGCAAGTTGAAGGCGTTCGAGTCTTCTCTTCTCGAACAACTACGCAAGCTCACCAAAGTGGAATTGAAGAATCTCAAAGCGCAATATAACCGCAGTCAAGAAGACATAAAGGCGGCGCTCGGTGGCGATGAGTTTTTTATTGAGGCTTACTCGAATTGGGACAAGCCAAGTCTGAAAGTGGCAATGGCGATGTTTCGAGAACTCCGGTCGCTCAAGCATGATGATGCGGCCACCGGCAAATTACGAATCGGCAATCACAACCCACGAAAAAAGAAACAAAAGCCGCCAGAAGAGATCGTCAAGAAAGTGCTCTTCTTAGAAAAAGACAAAGAGACCGGAATATCCAGTTTGAATCGGGTAGAGTTAGTTGGAGCCAAAGAATTGTGGGTCTACAACACGAAGACCCGGAAACTCGGTTGCTACTACGCAAAGAGTGAATCTGGATTGTCAGCCAAAGGAACGACGATTCTTAGTTACAACGAAAAGCGGTCAACCACCAAAACCATTCGCAAACCCAAGCAGCAGATCCACGACTTCATTTCAAAATCGCCGTCCGAAATGCACCGATATTGGGACGCCATACGAGCAGTGCCCCAGGCGATCACTCCACGCACTAGCCGGGACACGTTGATTTTACGGGCGCTGCCGAGGATTTGACATTCATAACGGCACATGCTACGATAGGTACATCTATGACAAACACGAGCGTCGAAGATGGGCAGTATACGGTACGTGAGACCCCGGCAGCAAAAGTGCGTGAACGATGGGCCACACTCGCCTAATCGTGCATCAAATGACACTGGAGCGAGATCTGGCTATTGCCCATCTATCGGAACACTTTGACGATTCCCTAGAACCGATCTCCATCGTGCCCAAGAAAACCTCTTGGTGGCGAGATGCACACGACAAAATTCTGGTTTACATTTGCATCTTCATGCACGCAAAACCAAAATATCGACAGGGCGACCATTTCTACATCTGCCCCGCCTGTGGCCGCAAGTACGCCGTGCCGTGGGCCGACATGTCCAAGATCGAGAGTGAAGTCTACGTGCCAATTAAGCCCTTCGTAGTGCCCAAGGAACGCACTTTACAAGCGGTCTGCATGAACGGAACACACGGAGAGTCGTAGATGCAATTGGTTTTGCTGATCCTGTGTGCTGCCACAGGTAGGTTAATCAGGAAATGGCACGAGTCCTGGTGCGACGACGAATTTTTACGTGCAATGAGGATTGATCCGAGATGACCATTTTAGTAGCTGGTTTGGGCGGTCTCATTGGTGGATTCATTGGCGCATGGCTGGAGACTAAGTATGGACCCATTGTTATTTTGTGGTACGTACTGGCACTGCTTGGGCTGCTTGTGGCTTTACGGTGGTTGGGACGTTGATGCGCCACTAGACAAAATCAAAATCTGTGTGATAATAGGACCGTGATTCTTTTAGACTTCTCGCAGGTAGCGATCAGCAATCTGCATCAACAACTCAAACAGAGCAAAAAAGACCCCGCTAGAATTGTCGAGCGCCGCTGGCTTGCACAACAGAACGACGTTGAAGAGGAAGAAGACAACGGGGAAGTCAACCCGTCCATGCTTCGGCACATGATCCTCAATTCAATTCGCAGGATCAACAAAAGTTACCGGAAAAGATTCGGGCGGCTTGTTATAGCTACAGACAACCACAACTACTGGCGTAAGTCAGCATTCCAATACTACAAAGCCAACCGCAAGAAAGATCGTGACGATTCCGGTATTGACTGGCCGCTGGTATTCAGTATCTTGAATGATCTCCGTGACGAAATCAAAGAAAACTTTCCGTACAAAGTCATGGACGTGCCCGGTGCCGAAGCGGATGATGTAATTGGTGTCATCGCAAAGCACTTCCACGACAACGAAAATATTCTCATCGTATCCGGCGACAAAGACTTCCAACAGCTTCAGAGATATGAAGGCGTTTCTCAATACGGCCCGGTCCAGGACAAGATGCTGGTGACAGAAGATCCGGCGAAATTCCTGTTTGAACACATACTACATGGTGACAAGGGCGATGGGGTTCCTAACTTTTTGAGTCCCGATGATTGCCTTGTTACGGGTGTGCGGCAGTCTCCGGTTTATCAAGTGAAGATTGACGCATGGTACGGCCAGCCGCCAGAAATATTCTGCGATGGCAACGAAAAGATGCTTGTCAACTACTATAGGAACAAGAAAATGGTTGACCTGACCGAAATTCCAGTGGAGGTCGAAGCTGCCATTCTCACAGAATTTAATGTGCCGCCTGTGGGCGCAAGTGAAAAGATCTTCGGCTACCTAGTCAGAAGTAGAATGCGAAATCTGTTGGAGTCAATTCGGGAGTTTTGATGCCGACATATGAAGAAACCAGAGCGATGTTGTTAGATCTCTCAGGAAGAGATGGTCGTACCACCATACTGCAATTGTGGCGTAATCAGTTGCAGTACGACGTGAAAGAAGAACTTGTGAAGTACATGTTTGAAGATACGCCTGGATACAATACCACACTGAAAGCAGCCATGCAAAACATCGAAGACAATGGTTGCAGCGTCGAAACGGGAGTCCGAATGGTCATCTACCCAGATGAGTTTTATAAGTAGGAATACTATGAGAAAAATGTTCGCAGAAATACTCAAGGATGTATCGGAAGCACCTGACTTTGAAGATAAGGTGATGATACTCCAAAACAACAACCAGCCGGTTGTCCGTCAACTGTTGCTGGCCGCACTCGATCCCAATGTCAAATTTGATGTGATCGTTCCTTCTTACAAAGAGAACGATGAACCAGATGGCTACGCATCGAATACGCTTTACATCGAACATCGTCGGCTGTACGTCTTCATGGATTCGTACCGGCAAGTGTCGCCACAACGTAAGTCTGCTCTGTTGGGGCAAATTTTGGAGTCAATTGATCCATCTGACGCCGTGGCCTTGATTAACATCATCAAGAAGGATTTGTCGTCATATGGCATCACTAAGGAACTTGTCAACGCAGCCTTCCCAGGACTCGTCAAATAAGCCAGACTATCAAATGCTTCTGATGGCTTATCGTGCTGGTATGATAAGCAGAGAGCAAGTGATGACAGCTTTCGGAATGGATAAAGACGTGATCCTAGAAGAACCAACTTACGAAGAGCGCCGGTCCCGGCTTTTGGACATGTGCGAAATGGAAGGCACCGACATGCAGCTTCACAACGCAATTGTGGTGGAGCTTTTGCAATACATGAGCGGCGATGAAAACCACTCTTGCGAATTTGGAAACGTCGTAGGAGAAATTTACCAGCTTATCGAAAAGACTGGTATGACCGTGGAAGCCGCCACGTTTCATCTGATGTGCCAAAGTGGTACAATGTAAAATATGAGCAAACTTTTCGTGAAGTACAACGACAATTGGGCCGATGAAATGGACATCACCGGCTTCGTTATCATCACCAAAGAGAATTGGGAAACCATGAAAGAAGAAGTCCGGGAATTCCTGGGCAAGAAATTTTCATGGGAATACGGCGTAGGCACGAACGAGCAGATCGAATACAGTTCGTTCGAGGATTGGTCACGTGCGTTCACTGCGACTGAACTCACCGATGCCGAAGCCGCCACTCTCATCGACGTGTTCAAACGTGCGAAGATTCGCCCCGGCTACGATGAAACTCGCTTCATCATCGAAGAAGGCTTCTTTGCGATCCCTCGTGAAGACGAATACGAAGACCTCGAAGATGAGGAAGAAGACGACGACGAAGACGAAGAAGATGACGACGACGAAGAAGACGAAGACGATACGTCGGTACCGTGGTAAATGATGGGAAAACGAATCAAAGAATTTTACATCTCGGTGGACGTTGAGGCAGATGGACCGTGCCCCGGCGTTAACTCCATGCTGCAATTCGGCGCTGTGTTCTACGATGCTGACGGCAAAGTCCTAGAAGAATACAGCGCCAACATCTATCCAATCGAAGGGGCCATACAAGATCCCGACACAATGGATTGGTGGCAGAAACAGGAAGAGAAGAATCCTGGTCTGTGGGACAGCATGATGACGGATCGTGTCATGGCGAAGGTAGCGATGGAACGGTTCCAAACCATCGTCCGTAGAATTGCACGTGAAACCAAAACGTCGCCGGTCGTAGTTGCGTACCCGGCTGGCTATGACTTCACTTACACGTACTGGTATCTTTGCAAGTTCCTTGGACAGTCGTGTGTCGGATTCAGTGCGATTGATATGAAGTCGATGGCAATGTGTCTACTCCAGGCGACTTATCATGACTCTGCAAAGAAACGCTTCCCACGAAAATGGTTCAACCCGGCGCTGAAGCACACGCACAACGCTCTTGAAGATGCCAAAGGTCAGGGCTACATCTTTTTCCAGATGAAAAAGGCTCTGGAAGACATATGGGAAGTTCTTGGGCAAAGCGGCAACGAGTGGGCTGATGTGAAGTATCAACGTCAGCAAGCACTTATCGACAGCGAAGACGAAAAGTAAGTATATCTCTCTCAAGTCGTTGAAAGCACAAAACTGGCTCCCTAAACCCTAAATATCCGTGCAACTGGAGGGTAGGGAATGGGGAGCCAAGCCGCAGCGACAGCACTTATCGGATCTGTAGTTATCCAAGTATCAAAACGACTTACAGAAGATTTTAAGAAGAAAGCCAAGAAGAGTTTTCCAAACGAGGCTTATGCTTATCTTTTGGGACACACCGATTGTGAAAAAATCATCATAGATAGCTTGTTCTATCCAACTGATGTCGATTACTATTGCTCACCCGGTCAAGTTGATGTCCAACACGAATGGTGGTACGAAGCCAAACGTGAAGCAAAACGCACTGAGCTAATCATCGTCGGCGACATCCACAGTCACCCGTATAAAAAGAATTGCAAAAACACAGACACCAGTCCAAGCGAGACAGATTGGGAAGGACTAGTTGGTGGGCACATCATGGCAATCTGCGTTATCAAACAACTCCAAAACGGACATCTTCGTGCCCGAACAAAGTTTTGGGGTCCAATGCCGCAAGTCAAAGTGAAAACAACTAAATAAGAGTATAATGGCAGACCTTAATCAGCAAACAGCGCAGCCAGCGGTACAGGCACCTATACCACTGCAATGGTCGTGGATCGCCCAACGCCAAGCCAATGATGGTAAATCATCTTCTGTCTGGAAACTTGGATTTATGGCTCCTGATGGTGCTGAAGTACGAGTTACATTTCACCAAGTCGGTGATGTCGAAGGTCAGCAAGCCGAAAAAGAACAAGAAAAGCAAGCTGACGCTGCCCAACAAATGCAGATGGGTATGCCACCGGCCACCGATCCAGCAGCCTTCGCACCTTCAGGACAACCGAACACAGATCAGACACAAGATGCCACTTTTTATGCGACATTCTTTTCCAGTCGGCATCCAGAGCAGTTCATGCGATGGGACACGGCATTGTCTCATGAAGACTCACTAACTGTGTGGGTAACAATTACGCATGGTATTGTGGACTTCGTTCGTAAAGCAAAGCCAGCCAATCTCATCTTAGACGATCTTGCAAATGGGAAATTGAAGATGGTCTTGCGCTCTGTTGCGATGGATGTAGTTGCTTCTAATCCTGAATACGAAATCGAACAGACCCACAAACATCACTATCGTACTTTCTTCCAAGTCAAAAAGGCTGGTCTGGAATCGGCATTCGGTCATTCGGTAGCTGGCACACCGGCAGAAGGTGATAACGCAGCGCCGGGGCAACCCTCTCCGGTTACTGGCGGGCAGGCACAAGTACAGGCGCAAGCACAGCAACAAGAGAATGATCCAAATCCAGTGAATAACACACCACTGTCACCAGAAGGTAAAGCTCCTGGTGATATGGGCGATGCAAAGAATGATGACCCGGAAATTCCACAACCGGGCAATAATAACGATCCACAATTCGCATCTACTGATCCAGTTCCGATCAAGCAAACAGCTACGCCGAAGCGTGGACTTACTGTTGAAATTGGTAAGGACTATTCAATCGCTGTGAAAGACAAAGATGGTCATGCCATTGATCGGTATCGTGGCAAAGGTCCGGGCGACATACTACGTTGGATAAGCGATAAAGGGTATGGCGGAAACAAAATGAAAATTGTGGACGTTGAACAACCATCTGGCGATTCTAAACTCTCCCCAGAACGTCCAGAAAATCATCCCGAAGATAAGCCGCAATCATCCGCTGTACGTGAAGCATTCACCGTGAAAGGAAATGCTGTTACCATGTTTCACAAGATCGAACCTAAGCAGGCCGCTTTGATGAATCTTATTGTCAATGCAGCAGCCGTGCGACTAGTAGACGAAGGCGTGGAATTTGCATTCGAGACAGACCGGGATATGGATTTCAAAAAATCGCTGGTCGAACTCGCTGCCCAAAAAACAGGCGCAATTCAGTAGTTCTTGCTCTTTTGAGCGTAATATTTTTTCAATGCCAAACCTATTTTAATTCGTCGCTCCAATGTGTGTGGTGATCGTTTCTTCTTTTTGGCGACACTCATTTTGGCTCGTGTTTCATCCGATGGTTTCCATCCAAGACGGGCACGACTCATCTTTTCACGCTGTTCTGGAGATTTTGGTTTTCCTTTGTGTGCCAACCCAATTCTTCGTTTAGCATCTTCAGAAAATCTATAACCCAAAGTCCCATCGCCACCTTCCGTCATGTTATACCCACAACCAGTTTGATAGAATGTATTTTGCTCTTTGATATAGTGCGACTCCAAGTTTTTTAATACTATTAGATTGGTAGATGAATAGAGAACTTCGATGATGAACTGATCCCGGCCATATTTTCGGATGGCTTTGTGTAGCAAATATTTCGTTTTGTTGTGCGTGGCCTGATACACATGCGTATTGAATCGGCGGTTGGGTGTGTTTTTTGTCCAGCCGACATATCCTTTGCCATTCGTAAGGCATGTAATTTTATAGATGTACCCCACCTTGACAGTATCTTGTTCCATATGCTATTATGTAGACGATATGAATTTTCGGGCTTATTTTTTCAACAACATGTACCTGAATGGAATCCACAACGGAATCCAGGCCGGTCACGCTTTGGACAATCTGTGGTCGATCTTCACCGAATACAAGGGCAAGCTGACAAAAGTGGCGCAAGCCAAATTCGCCATGCTCCGGGAATTTTCGGCCAAGCACAAGACGTGGATCATCCTGAAGTCTGGCGGCAGTGAAGATCTGTTCGACCTGTACAAGTTCATGGCGGGGCAGAAGACGTACCCGTTCACGATGTTCCAGGAGCCGGGTCTGAACAGTTCGCCTACCAGTGTCGTCATCATCCTACCAGATCGCATGTACGATGACGTTGCGACTGCGGTTGGCAAGGCGATGGTCAAGGCCGATTTCAATATGACGCAACAGCCGGTAATCAACTGGCAGCTTTCCATCCCGGTCGAACTGTTGGATGCTGTACAGGAACGCAACTACACACCGTGGGAGCGTGAATTTTTGAAGCGCAAAGCAATGTGCGGCCTCGCCAGCTAGAGACGTGTGCTAAAATACTGGCATGAGCCTTATACGAGTTTCACGGGGCATCCCAAAGTTCAACATCCAGATTGGACCACAAAAGGATGCCCTCAAATACAATCCGACAGCAATTCTCTCCGTCACAGATGACTTTGATTGGTCGCTGATGCAGCACCCGATGTTCAAGTGGCTCCCGATCAATGAAATTTCAAAGTCGTGGGGCTACCTTCCATTTTACGCTACCAAGAAAATTTTGGACTTTTGGTGCCTGGATATGGGATACCCGCTTGTGTACTTGTGCTGTTCCGCTGGCAAGCACAGATCCCCAATGGTGGCGTTCTGCTGGCTTCTATCGCAACCGGGCGCTACGCCTGAGTCTGTGGCCGAAGAATTCTTCGGAGACTTTCCTACGGAGGATGGAAGCGGCGGCGGCATTCTTTACACCTATCGCAAAGACATCTCCAAAGGCTACATACCAGCAGACCTTCCAGAATTCTACGAGGTAATGCGTCAAGATCCTGGTGGAAGCTATCGGAAGATTACGCAAGGGATGTTGAAGTACGAACGCATCACTTACTCAGAAAACAGATCGGTGATACTCTGATGGAACAATTTGCAGATCTTGGAAGTGTGGCTGTAATGGACGCCGAACGGCTTGTTGTCGGATCTTATGTTGACATTGATGGACAGGTTCTTGTCGTTGACAGGATCGTTGGCGGCATCCACGTCTATTTCCGTCCATTAACTAGATGGGAACTAGTACGGTACCGTTGCACTATGAAGGTGATTGTCATCGCACTCAGTGTTATAATCCTAATCGTCGGAATCAATTTTGTAATCGTTTGGACAGGACACTAACATGAACTTCGGAACAGAATTCACAGAACTAGCAGCAACAGTCGGGAGCAACAAGAAAGACACCAGCGGCGACCTTAACAAATACATCCTGACAGGCAAACAATGGGTGCTTGTCATCGTCGCAGCATTGATCCTGGCTGGTGGGATTGATATATGGCTACGGGCTTCCGGTCTTTAATGTACCTAAATGAAAATCATTTAGAGACACGGGAAAATCTAATTCGCTACTTCACTCGCTACCTTGGGATGGAACTGAGTAAGGTGAACCCTGCTTTCAGGTTCGTCCGAATTGAAACCCCCATTCTCTTACCGAATGACAAGGGAATGTCATCGGTACTGCGCCCGACTACATCGTCCGGTGCCTATCATGTCAGCCGAGAATTGCTCAACAGTAAGACTGAAGGAAAACACAAACTTCCCTTAGTTGTCTGGCAGCACGGTCGAGTCTTTCAGACTAGCAAACGGCAGACCAAAGAATCATACGTTCTGGAATACGAAGTGCTATTCTCGAAAACTACCGGCGTCCAGTACATGCCCGGTATCATTCGGTGCTGCGAATCTATGTTGTGGAAGCAATGCGGTAAGATATTCACCGCAGATGAAGACGAAACTAGCATTTCGATTTTCACACACGATACTGACCAAGAGCTTGTCCACATTCATGATCGGGCCGACTTTTGGGGCGGCAAAAACATTGAAATCACCTTCGACCTGGACGTATGCACTAAAGTTAACATCCAGCACGAATTCGGCAAAATTCGGCGTGCCGCACCCGTTGACAAAAAATAGATGTATGTGTTATGCTTGAGGCATGATCGTAAAGGAAAGTACCGAAACCGCATTTGGCGCAGAGATCAAAGGTGTGACCATCCAGCTTACGATGGAAGAAGCCAAGGGCCTTGCCGCAATTCTCTTGCAGGGTGTTGTGAATCCGCCGAAGGCTCGTGATGGATTCAACACCGACTGGACCGCCAAGGAAATTGGCGGCAAGGTTTACGACGGCATTCGTAAAGTTGCAAAAATATGAGCACAGTCATCATTCTTCGTGGAATCTCCGGGGCCGGAAAGAGCACCTACACCGAGGCTAATTTTCCGAACGCTACCGTGTGCAGCGCCGACAAGTTCTTCATCAAGGACGGTGTGTACAAATTCGATCCGACCAAGTTGGGCAATGCTCACGCATGGTGCGGCGATCAATTCGGCCAAGCGCTGAAGCGTGGCGACGAGACCATTGTCGTGGACAACACCAACACAAAGCTGTGGGAAATGAAGAACTACCTGAAAACGGCTGCTCGATTCGGCTGCGAGGTCAAGGTGGTTCGCCTGACAGTGGACCCGAAGATTGCCGCCGCACGTAACTTACACGGCGTTCCGGCTGACAAGGTGCAACAGATGCAGGATCGTTTTCAGGATTTTCCGGGCGAGACAATCGTAGACACTACGTCTAACTAACAACAGGAGCAAATCAAACGTATGGCACTTCTGCCAAAAAGCAAAGTATGGGACCAAAGAAGCCGTCGTGGAATCACCACTTACGATGACATTCCTGAAGGTCTCTTCAACCTCATTTTCGCCCTTACCACGACATTCGGAATGGTGGTATACGGCGTCTTCGCAGCGCTGTTCATTCACTCGAAGATGGGCTTGTGGGAAACCCTTGGCATCTTCTGCATTTCGTTGATCGGCTGCTATGTTTCCACCACTGACTTCCCGCCGATCAAGATATTCGGCCTGACTATGATTGCCGGTGGACTTGGCGCTATATGTGGGCCGTTCATCGGGCATTTCAAGGTTGCATCTGTAGCGGAGATCGCCGGGGCGACGGTGTTTATCACGGTGGTGCTTGGCGCAATCGGCTGGTTATGGCCGACCAGTTTGAAGAGTTGGGGCCTGTCGCTTTTAGTCCTGCTCATCGTGTTGATCCTCATGCAGATCTTCATTCCGATCATCTATGCCGCAATGGGACTGCCGTTAACCGGCGTGTTGCGACTCCTGGATTGGGTGGGCATCATTCTCTTTTCAGCATGGGTCATCTTCGATTTCAACCGAGCGCAAGAGTTGCCGAAGACGATTGACAATGCGATGGACTGTGGTGTCAGCGTGTTCCTCGACGTTGCCAACATCTTCATTCGTCTCCTGGCGCTCTTCGGTGTAAAGGTCGATGACTAAGCCTGTAAGCTACTCAATGTCCGTGGCCGGGGCCGATGGCGCATATGTACCGCTTTCAACGGCATCGGCTGCGGACACGGATATGGCACTGCTCAACGAAATGAACCGCATTGCCCAAGCGTTTGCGGTTGCCAAGTTTCGTGGTAGCGTCAACTTCCAAATTGCTACCAGCGCCGGGGATCTGTGCTGGACGTGCAACGTCACTTTCACGGACGACATTCCAGGTGGGGTTTGGAACAACATCAACCATCATTTCCAAGGTCAATAGATGTACCTGTTGACATTCGCCGCCCGATGTGCTAGGATCTGAATATGAACTACGCAGATACGCTCAAGTACAGCATCGCAACCTTTCCCACGCTATACAAAAGCCGAGCCGCCGTCCTGAACCAGCTTTTCTGTGTCAACGGTAGCGGCTACTCGTGGGGCGATGATGGTGAACGTCAGTCACGTGGTGACGATGATGGCAAGCTCAATGAATTGATCGCCCTCGAACGGTACATCGGTGCCGGAAATCACAAGAAAGCAGCCGAAGACACTGACTGCATTCCTGAAGAGCTTTTCGAGCGCCGTATTCTTTGTACGGGCAACAAAATTCCAGCCGACATCGAAGAGCGCTTGGCGAGTACTGAATACACGCACTGGTATCCGATGACGATGGAGTACAACTCCCTCACCAATTTACCCGACAACACTCCTACCGACTGGCTGAATGCTGCTTACGAGTGCGCTACGCTTGTTGTGAACACTCCGTTGGATGTTGACCTGGAAAAGACAGTGGCTTACACTGCCGGTCAATTTCTTGACGTGCCAGTCTTCGATGACCGAGGCTACAAGGTGGTTGGCCGGAAGAAGAACTCTCCTGAAGTTGCGCTGGATAAGGCACGAAAGCACGTAATCGAAGAACGCCAGCGCATCTACAACATCGCCGCTGTCGCCCTGGAGAAGATGACGGCACAGTTCCCGAATCACAAATTCGAGATCAATCCGGTTCCCACGTTCGACGCCAATCGCCCGTTTGAAAAAATGGCATCACACCGTGGCCGATGGACGATCAGCCAGCGTCTTTCGATCTGTTGATGGACCCGTTTAAGAAAGCTCTGCGGTTTGCGTATTCGATGCGCCGCAAGAATGAGAAGAAAGACATTCCGTACCGTGGTCTTCCGCTTGGTCACGATGAGCGTGTGTGCAGCATCGGGCCGGAAGAGCGCTTCACTGCGGAGTCACTGGCATACGACAAGGACGATCAAGGCCGGGATGCCATCGAAGTCATCCTTTGCTGCATGGCTCAGATCTGCGTCGAACAGGGCCGTCGCATTGCGTTGAAAAAGATTCGTGAAGAAATGAACCGCTACTTCCAACACGAGAAATGGGAAGCCGAGCACCGGGAATACTTGGCCGATTTGCGTGAGAAGGCGAAGAGCGACCCGAAGGTAGCCGCCCAAGTCCGCATCCTGGATCGCATCGAAGAGCAAAAGAAAACGGACAAGTACGCCAGCATCACCAATCCGACGCCGTACAATCCCGACGATCCGCTGGAAGTTGAAGTAGCGAAGGAAATGCACGACGCCCGTGCGAAAATGAGTGAAGACATTCTCGCCATGCTGGAAAAATCGAAGACCGCTGGCGCAGGAGAAGAAGATGAGTAAAGCAAATCCGTGGTCCAAAGTAGGCTGGACCGAAGCCGAAGAACCAGTAAAGTTGTCGCCGTGTTGTGGACTGAAGGTTTTCATGTCCCGTGGCGACGGTGTTACAATGGGAACGTGTGAGAAGTGCGATGCGGTTGTAGTCCGCATCAATCCGATCACCGGCAAGCAAGAAGTTCCCGACACTACTTTCTGGACATAACATGCGACCACATTTCACTCAGGCACCCATTGCGGAACGAAACATGAACGCCGTATTTGAGTGCATGAAAAAACATGACCTGGAACATAACAGAACCACGGTCTCAGCCGACTATTCCTCAATCTTTTGGGAAGACGGCTTCAACAAAACACGCACTATCGAACTTCGGTGTTTCAATTCCGGGCTGGTAGCTGGCTTTGCAGATGACAGCGCCGACAGATCCGAAAAGATATGGTGGGTAAGTGACCTTCTTCAAGGACGATCTCTTCCTAACTTTGAAGACATCCTTCTACTCACACTGGACGAGACTTTGGAGTATGTGAGACATTTCATATGGGCGAACCACAACGTATGACCGAACCGGAAATCCGACAACACGCTAAGAATCACGAATGGATGGAAAGTTGCATCATTGCAATCTCTCGTGAAATCGCAACTTTTCGAGGTCTGTTTGTCAATCCAAATAACGGCTGTTACAGTGATTTTGATTTTGATGTTGATGGCGAAACTATCACAGCGCACTACAGTGAATACTACCGGGGCGACACCGACTACGAAGATGTGACTTTCCCTCTGTCTTATCTCTGGACTGCGGATTACATGGCGCTGGAAACGGTCTCCTGGGAAGCACACCTGAAAGCCGAACGGGAAGAACGTGAGCGGCTGGCAAACGAAGCCGAATTGCAACGCCAACAGATGCAAGAAGAGCACGAGCGGGAGCTTTACACAAAACTCCACGAAAAGTATGGTGCCAAATGACTCTCTCCGAAGCTATCAAATTGACCGATCTTGTCATCAAAGAAGCAAAATCTTGCAAGCTCAGTGACCAGGAAATTGCGGGTATTCAATTCCTGCAAACGAGCGCAAAGAAGAGCTACTTGATCGACAACGGGTGGATTGAGGTTCCCGGCGAAGCTGGCGGAACGGCCTGGATGTTCGATGTCGCCGGTACACCACACTATTTCGATTTAGAAGCCGCCTACGAGCTTGAAATGCACGGGGCGGGTCATTACTCCCTTGTGGGCGAAGATGCGCTTGGAGGGCTTCTGAGCGCCAATGACGTGGCATTAGGAGAGGCACAGGAAGCCGCCTACTTTGCCGAACACGGTGTCCATCGAGGAATTCCGCCAAACTATTGAAAACATGACCCCAACGGTATTCACTGAAGAAATCTTGCAAATTTTGGATCGACTTGAGGCAGAAAAAGCCGAAAAAGTTGATACATCTATTGACATTCCGAGCGAGAGTGTGCTATCTTTCAATCATGGAACACGAAGAAAGCACAGTTCACGCAGCAGCGCAGATCAAGACGCCGGAAGCGGCCAAGAACTTCATGCTGGCGGGCAAAGCCATCTTCACGCTGGTTTCGATGAAGACCGGAACCCGTTACCGTTTCGTAGCGGAAATCCCGCTTCCTTTTGCGTCCAGTTGAAGCAACGGGGGGTAGGCACGCTCTTAAACGACATCAAAGACGAAGCAAAATTGGCAATCGGAAGATAAAATGAGCAAGGTCATCAAGCTATCTCAGCTACGTGTTGGACAACGGTTCAGCTTCATTCCGTCTGACTGGTTTGGACCGGCACGCTTGACCGACAAGATACGCCGGGACGAATCCGACTTCATTGGTTGGCAGTGCAAGTTCGTGCGCCGGATCAAGTACGACATCAAATTCGACGCCAACGTGGTGAACCCTCCTGGAGTCATCTACGGCATTTCCGGTGACATCAAGGTGCGGCTGCTATCTCCGAAGCCACGCAAGTCTGCGAAAGGACACCATGCCTGTTACATCGTCTAACAAGCACCCTCTGGCGTGGGGAAGTCTTAATGGGCCAGTAGGTCAAGATACTAACTCACTAGCTTCAAAGATGGCAGCAAAGGCACTCCAGAAAGAAGCAGAGCAAAAAGCTGCCATTGACCGGCTGATTTGGCTGGCGCAGTTAGAACAAGAGAATGCGTAAGTACACCATCACCGAGCTTCGTAGCATGTCGGCTGACGCTGTGCTAGACTTATGTCAGAGCAACGGTGTTTACGTCTACAACGACGATACCAAGGCCGACATGATCGACTCACTGATGGAGAAACAAACGTTGCCGAACGCATCCGAATGCTGGTGGTTAAATTTTGGAGAAGGAAACGATGGAGTCACAATTTTACACAAATAGTAATGCGAATGTTTTGGGGCCTTCTATTTTGTCTTCTGAAGAACTCGCTTACTTACGAAGACCTTTGAAACATGAAGTGAAACAGGTATGCTCATCCTGTGGACAATATTGTAGCGGCACGGCTACGTATTGCGAAAAGTGTGGAAAAAAGCTCAATGAAACGACCCAACATTTACGAGCAGTACAAAGCTCAGTACTTTGATCCATCTTGGTTGCCGTACCTGATGAATCGGTACACCACATTCAATCTCGCCACCGAATTTGTTGCGCACGAACCCGGCTTCTTTGCGCCACGGCAAGGACGCATTTACCCGACCGACCTATGGGCACTCAATAAGAACTTACGGGAAGGATACAGTCCGTTTATTATCACCCGTACCGAAATCCATGAAGTTGCGGTCAAACACCCGAAGTGGGGAACGTTCGATGAGCACGGCCATGGTTTCGGAATTTGGGATCTTGGTGAAGAAATTTTCATGGTCGAGCACTATGAGAATTACGGCGACGACGGGCACACCAGCATGGAACTGATGGGCTACATCTTTGTGCCGAAGAGTGGTCTGGAATTGGTCGAAATCTACGGACGCAAGGAATTCACCTATTACAAGACACTTCAAGAACAGGCAGAAAAACAACATCAAAATTGGAAGTGTGATCTTTGCGGGCGGGGCGATTGCGACACCGATCATTACGGCGAAGGCTTCCAGTAGTTGACGAATGGCGACTGTGTGGTAAACTGATCTCATGCAGTCGCCGCAACCACATCTTCAAACGAGTCTTCCGGTAGAACGAACCAATTCATTTGGTGAAGTAATCATCGAAGCCTTCCGCAATGAATACGACTTCCTAAGCAATTTCTATGTCGCTCCGGTTACTTGGAGGGGTCAAAAATTCTCCACATCGGAGCACGCTTACCAATGGGCCAAGACTAGCGATCCAGCCGAACAGAAGACGATCCTGATTTATGTCATGGAATCGGGCTACGAGATGCCCACAACGCCAGGACAAGCAAAATCTGCTGGCAAAGTTGTGACGAAACGGGACGATTGGGAAGCGACCCGGCTGGATGTCATGTACGACATTCTCAAAGCGAAGTTCACTCAAAATTGGGATCTTCGTCAAAGACTCTTGAAGACCGGCGAGGCGGAATTGATCGAAGGCAATTCATGGCACGATAATGATTGGGGAGCTTGCCGGTGTCATGATTGTACCAAAAAAGAAAAGACCAATTTTCTCGGTATGCTCTTGATGCGCCTTCGCACGGAGCTTAGTAAACCGTCACAGGTATATTGTCTTGGATGTCCGGTGCAATCGTGACACGCCCTTGCCAAATTTGCGGGCGGCCAGCTAATTATTTGACACCGAAGCAAAAAAACCACAGAAAAAGTCGGGAGGATCACGATCTTTGCGTCCGGTGTTATCGCAAACAGATGGATGCTGTTAATGCAGCACAACAATTGGAATTTGCCTCCGAGTCTAAATTATAGTACACTGAATATGATGAACTGGTTTTCACATCCCGATGCTTGGAAGTTGAGCGCTGCTCTTGGCGTCATCAGCCTAGTTTTGCTTGTGTTCTCCACATCGGCCAGTGGATTGACGATCAATTTTCTCGCCTTCTTCATCAATTTTGTCTGTGCCATTTTCAATTACAGTACTCGTGACTTAGTTCAGAAAGAACGACGGCAACATCTCATACAACTGACCATCGGCAATTAGTTCACGCCCGGTGGGAGGATGGTTCTCAAGCCGCCTTATAAGCGGTCTCGGCAGATTACCGACTAGAACGTGGTCCGATTCCACGACCGGGTACCAATTTCATGAACGAAAAACAAGCCAAAGAATTATTGATGCATTATGCGACCGAATTGACTATTCCGGCACTACAGGATGCATGTTTCAAAGTCATCGACAATCCAAAATTTTTCACTCAGGTTGGATCTGCCGGTGAGCACCATGCATATCCTGGTGGACTAATCATCCACACAGCCGAAGTTACAGACTTTGCTTTTAATCAGGCGAAGACATTTAACTCTGTAGCTACAGCCGGTGTCAGCGCCGACGAAGACGTGGTTGTTACGGCAGCGATCTATCACGACTTTATGAAGATCAACGAGTATGAAATTCGACATAAGTCAACACCGGATTCAATCTACTTGGATGCGTATGGTCAACCGGCGACTTACATTGCGAAGACGGACTACCGCAACTTGGTTCGTCATGTGGCCGGGAGTCATGCTGCTTTTCTGATGGAAATCCAGCACAAAGAAGTGCATCCTGAAATTGTGTTGGGAATTGAACACGCAATCCTAGCGCATCATGGCCGAAAGGAATGGGGCAGTCCGGTTGAGCCTCAGACTATTGAAGCTAGAATTGTTCACGATGCCGACATGTTTTCAGTCAAGTTTGGTCAGAACGCAAAGAGTAAGTCGTCCTACGCCGGAAAGTTGTAAATTTGGACCCGTAGTTCAGTGGAGCGAAAGCCTTGAGAACATCCGCTTCCGAAGCGGAAAGTCGCCAGTTCGAGTCTGGCCGGGTCTACCATCTAAAATCTTTTTGCGAACCAGTCTTTTTGTAAAATAGGTAGTTGCGAATGTTACATTCCAAGCAAAGTGGTTGTATGTTGGTAATATCATTTGTGGTAGCTGGATTGCTTAAAGGGATTATGTGATCTTCTGTAAGCGCTCGTCCGGTGGTTTTTATCAGATTACGTTCAGAGATTTTGCAACAGAGGCAAATGGTTCCGAATTTTTCAACTAACAATCTCCATTCTTCAAATGAGTGGGTACCTGGAGCGTTTCGTTTTTTTGCTCTCCGTGTGCCTTGATAAAAAGAGTGTCTCTCCGGGTGTCGTTTTCTCCATACCTCAGAAGCGGCTCTTGCTTGTTCTCTGTTTTCATTGCGCCAACGAGTTTTATGCTGTCTATCTTGATCTCGATTATTAATGCACCATTGTTTGTGATACTGTCTTTTTTGAGCAGTCGGAACATTTGCAATCTTCTTACAAGCTACGCAATGTTGCCCGTGTACATATTTTGTCGTAGATCCACAGTTTTTGCAAGCTCTTCCATCATAGTATAACTCGTTGGATTTTATGGCTTGGTACCTCGCCGTTGGTTTTCTACAATAAATTCCTTTTGGCATCTTACTTGTTATATATACAAGTAGAGGTATTTTTGTGTCCAAGGAAAAAGTACAAGACGACAAAATTTTATTGAGGCTTCCGTCCACTCTTACTGCGGCGGTTGACCAAGTTCTCAAAGAACAAATCCCATCGCTGAATAGGTCTGAATTTATCCGCCGTGCGGTACGCTACACACTTGATAACATCGAAGCATTCAAGTCGAGCGAGGCTGCTACCATTGCGGAGAGCACAGACGTAGAGAGCGTTGCGAAGGTCAATGCTGTACGTGATCTGTACAAGCAAATCTTTGAGTATAAGGAAAAGATGATGCGGGAACCGAATGCCAGCGGTACTGACAAGCAACTTGGCTTCCTGATCTTCTTGATTGGTGAAATGATTTTTAAAATGTGCGATTAAGAAGCGGAAATCATGAATCTCTAAATAGGTTCATGATATGTAGTACATGCAATAAACCGAAGTCGCTTGACGAATTCTATAAAGCTCAAAACGGCAAACCCGGTTGGCGAAGGGAATGTAAATTGTGTGGGCGACTTCGCTGTAAAAGTTATTACCAAGAAAATGGGTCTGAAAGACGAGCGCAGCAGAAAAGAAAGCTCCAGGAGAATCAGCGACACAATCGTAAAATAGTTCTCGAATATTTGATGCAGCACCCGTGTGCCGATTGTGGAGAAGCCGATGTACTTGTACTTCAATTCGATCATCGGGAGAACAAATCTGAAGAGATTAGTAAAATGTTGCGACATTATACTTCTTGGTCGAGACTGAAAGCAGAAATTGATAAGTGTGATATTAGATGTGCAAACTGTCACACCAGAAAAACAGCGCATCAAGTGGGCTATTGGAAAGTGAGGGCATTGAAAGATGTGGAAGTACATCAAAGCCATACTATCGCATAGACCAAAATTTTACAGAGGTACGACAGATAAGTTCTGCCGGAACCTAACTGCACGAGGAAGGCGGATTCGTATATGGGGATTTGCGATTGGCCCAATCATGATTGCCTTTCATCTTTTGGATTTGACATATGTACAAGATCGAAGAATTGATAAAGTGGGTTAATCACAGCGCAGCCTATGTTGATGGCTGCTATGTTCCAGCTAGACCATTGCCTTTCAATCACGGTTCCTGGTTCTGTATGCGCCGCCTGAAAGACGCCTGGGAAGTGTTTTGCGGGCGGGCCGATGCAGTGAAGTGGATCGGGCAATAGTTGACAACGTTTTGTTGTTGTGCTAAATTGATAATTGAGCGTTGACGGTAAATCAGACCGTAGAGAATGAGTCAACGTGAATCGGCTCTACCCGGTAATGGGGTGCGACTCCGGGGCGGTCAAGCCGGAACAATTGGGTCTCCATGCTACGAACGGAGTATGGATGCCTGTTGAAGATCCAATTGTGTTTTCCCGTTCAGAATGTTGGCCGGTGTGCCGCACACCACATCGGTCAAATAAAAAAAGGCACTTGACAGGATTTGGAAGTCGTGCTAGACTGTAGTTAATGAAGTAGAGAGTGGTGTGAAAAACAAGCCCGTAATCATGGCTTTCTCGCCACACCACTCTCTGTATAAATACGAAAGAGTTCAGAAAATGACACGCACACGTCGAATTACAATTCGGAGAGATAAACGAAAGCGATAACATCGCATTCGAGTGTCCTCTCTGTGTGTGGTGTTATCGCAGATCCGCCAATCATGGGTCTGTAGCTCAATCTGGCAGAGCACCATCCTTTTAAGTTGGGGGATGTCAGTTCAAGTCTGACCGGACTCACCATCATACACAATCAGGGCAAGCAAGTTTTACGGCCTGTAGCTCAGTTGGCTAGAGCGCTGTCCTGATAAGACAGAGGTCGATGGTTCGACTCCATCTAGGCCGACCAAATTTTTTAAGTTGTGGCCCCGTCGTTCAATGGATAGGATGCTGCGCTACGAACGCAGAGACTTGTAGGTTCGAGTCCTACCGGGGCTACCAAAGTTCAATATGCTCCTGTAGTCTAATTGGATTAGGCACCACGCTACGAACGTGGGAGCGTCAAGCTCAATGGAGGTTCGAGTCCTCTCAGGAGTACCATAGACCCGTCGTTCAGTGGCTAGGACGCCTCTCTGATACGGAGGAAATCGTTGGTTCGAGTCCAACCGGGTCTACCAAAGTTTTTACACTGTCGCTATTCTGAGAAGTTGACCGTGAATTTAGCCGGTTGCGGCAGAGGTAATAAAATGAAGTGTCGAATATGTGGCGAGGAATTTACTCCCGCCCGAAAACACCCAGGTTACATCAATGTGTGCCTGGAAGAAGATTGCAGAAGTAATGCGAGAGAACCGCAAGTTAAGCTGGTGCAGGAAGTGACAGAAGTGTCGCTCCAAATGACGCATCATGCAAAGCAAGCTGGTTCCTAAAGTTTTGGACTGGTAACTCAATTGGTAGAGTAACAGACTCTTAATCTGGCGGTTGTGGGTTCAAGTCCCACTCGGTCCACCAAGATTCTTCGGTAGGATTATGATGTTCAGCATGGCAATTTGAGCAAAGTAGCGTGCATTTAGCAACTTCTGCAATCAATCTTTCCATGTTGTAGTTTGACATAATTCTCCGATCTAGTTGGAGTTCTTTGAGGGTAGGATCGTTATGGTGAAAAGTCAAGGCTGCTAAATTTTTTCGGTAGCCGCACTTGGTGCATTTTCCACCCATTGCCATTACGAATCCTATCTTTCTACGACGAGCACGTTCTTGTTGTTTAACATACACGTTGTAGTTTGCATTTGAGTTTTGATTTTTACACGGTCGAGAGCAAAATTTAGTTTGCTTTCCTGTGAGTGGAGCATGGCAGGTTTGACAAGTCATGCTACGATTTATGATTCTGAAGATGTTCAGAATCCGCAGCCGCCTAGCTCAATGGTAGAGCACTGGTATGACATGCCAGCTATCGCAGTTCAACTCTGCGGGTGGCTACCAAAATTTTGGCCCCATCGTCCAATGGGATAGGGCCTCGCTCTTCTAAAGCGAGAATCAAGGTTCGAGTCCTTGTGGGGCTACCAATTTTATGACTACGATTAACATTTACATCGATGGCTTGGGAAGAACCAATGTAAGGTTCATCCGTGATGGAAGATTTTGGGTGTGCGAAGGTGTCGAGTATGATTACCTCGCCCAAGGCGACAACAAAGCAGAAGCGTTGTTTCATTTCAAGATCGGCTTTCAAAGGACGATCCAACTGAACATTGAGAGGTTCGGTAAGTTCGATGAAAGTAAATGGAAGCGTGGCATTGAAGTGAAAGTTCCTGGTCTTATAGTTCAACGATTAAAAAATGTGGTCCCGTAACTCAGCGGATAGAGTCCAAGTTTCCTAAACTTGTGGCCGTAGGTTCGACTCCTACCGGGACTACCAACTTTGCGTTATCGAATTCCCAATGGTGGTTTGGGCACAATGAAATAAGATTCTCGATTGCATTGATGACACTGATTAGCGTACTTAGAGAAAACGTGCTGATTGGTGTTCGATGACAAATTTCGTAATGCTTGTCGTATCCACACACAACGCAACATTTGGGTTGTTTGGATTGTTTATAGACCGCTCTAGCAATCTGACGGATTCTTGCGAATATTTGATATCGAGGGATTGAAGCAACATCATTCAACGTCAATTGGTCCCAATTTTTAGTTTCTGGACGGCAGATTGAGCAATACTTGTTTTTGCTTGAGATGAGAGTTGTACAAGATTTACATAGCTTTGTTTTTTTCCGCTTTGGTATGCGATTAGTTGACTTTGCACAGCAAGATCGTGAGCAATATTTTGGGTTGGTAGTAGAAACACCACATGAGCATACTTGAATTGACATGTCAATATTTATAAATGGTGCCATTTCGACTCTTCAGTATCAATATCGACTAAGTTTCGATTTGCCGAATTCTAAGGAACCGGCAGACAAGTTCCATCCGACTAACCATCCGTATGGAGAGCATCACACTTACACAGGTGTCGGTTGCGCTCAATGCGGGCGGCTGGAAGAGGAACACACGCACAAAGTTTCGGATTCGTAGTTCAAAATAGGACACAGAATATCTGGCTCTTACCCAGAAAGATGAGGGTTCAATCCCCTCCGAATCCACCAATTTTCTCTCCGTAGTTCAATGGTTTAAGAATTGCCGCCTTTTAGGAAGCGCACTCATTTTCTTAGGAGTGAAACTTCGTAAGCGTGTGATTCATCAGTAGAAGTTCATCAGTAGCGAAGACCGCTTGAATCAGGGATGGCAACTTGATTCAAGCGGTTTTGTGCTATAATGGATCTGTTATGTGGACGTATGAAAAATTCGTAAAAGAACTGAAGATCATCGGCCTGACTGTTCCCGACGTTCCGAAAGAACCGGCGAAGAAAGAAAAGAAGCGTTACGGCTATTCCAGCCATCTCGACGGTTCTTTCCTGTACGGTGGAATTTCTTTGTACAGCGAAGACTACACCGTAGAGCCTTGGGAAAAGGCACCGGCTTTAGTTCTGTCCTGGACCACGGGCGGCATCGGTGGTGGCTCATGTTGGGGGTGGAGAAAACCACGCCTATTCCACTGGCGAGACCGAACCTCAATGGGACGATCTGGACAAGATCCTTGAACACTTCGCTCCGAACATCACGTTCATTCGTTACAAAGCAATCATGCGTCTGACGAAGACGGATAGTTACTCTCGTGACGAATACTACGGCAACAGCACGAACTATGCGTTACGTATCCTTCCATTGAAAGCTCTGTGGCAGCATATGGTAGACAACAAATTGTTTGAAATTGAGCGTGTCGCATCCCCGGAGGGCGGCGAGAACTGATGGCTTTTCTCCGGGCAAAATACGCCGAAGAAAAGTAGATACATCTATTGACATTCAGGTCCGGGCGTGCTATTCTTGGAACATGAACGGCACCAAATTACAAGTCGTGATCCTGGACGGTCAGATGGAAATGACGTGGGATGACGTGACGGTTTACAGCGGTCCCATGCTGGACGCTGTAGAGGCTACCCGGCGCTTCCGCCAGTGGTCTGGTTTGGGATTCACCGAAGCTGCCGCAGTTTGGAAGTTCCGGGAAGAACTGGTAGGTTAGGATAAATACTGCCATGAAACTCTCACCGGCTGAAACCCAAGCTCTCACCAAAAAGGTGAACGCAGACCTGGAGCCTATTAACGCTCAAAAGCACACCGGAATGCCCCTCCGGGAAATCACGCTGGTGCTGACGAAACACGACCTAGACCCTAGCAAAGTCCAAGAGCATCTGCATGGCGACGAGGGCCGTCTACACGTCCAGGTTGGCCCGGAAATGTGGCTTACGATGACGTGGTACCGCCTGGGGTCTGGCCGGTACGAAATCGTCGCATACGCTTCCAGCGCACACGATGACCACCGTGACCCTTACACCACCGTCATGGATTCGACCAGCAAGCGCAAGGCAACCAAGAAGCTGAACGGTCTCCTGGAGCCTGTCAACAAGACTCGCTACACCGGCAAGGCGCAAGCATTCGGCGTCATCCAAGATGCAATCGCTTCGTGCGGCTTCGACTGGCACGAGTTTGAAGACGACACCGTGGCCGGGAAAGTGAACGGCAACGAAGGCCGCAAGCACATCGCTATCGGCAACGGCATTTTCGTTACGGTGACGTGGTACAAAATGGATGTCACCGGCAAGTACGAGATTGTTGCTTACGCTTCGTAAATCTGCTATTCTCAAAACATGAGTGCTGACGCCTTTGTAGAAGAATTCCTTGAACTTCGACACGAACATCCGTACTTGAAAGTTTTGGCGACTGAAAATCTGCCGGTTAAAGAGACAGAGCACTTCTATCAACCAACAGACGGCGACTGGCCAATCTATGGCATCACCGTGGTCAGATCTAATGCCGGGTTCAACATAAGTGTCTCCGTCAAACACGGAATGGATGAGTGGTGGGAATGTTGCGATTACCACAACCCAATCCCATACGAGCTTGCGCCGATCATGAAAGGACTAATATGAGCGCCCATGATCCATACTCTGCATCTCAGGCTCGACTCGAATGGATTCAGCATCTCGAATCCTCCTTCGCTAAGTTCCGGCAAGACCTCCGTCAAATCTTGTACGAAAATGGCGTACCTTCTAACCCCGGCTGGACCGAGGATGATATCGTCCGGGCCATCCGGCAACTCCTGGAGTTAAAGAGTGGAAAAGGTTTATGAACATTTTCACCCACCCGGACTATCTACGTGTGCGAAGCGAAGTTTACTCCGACCCGGCATCTAAGACGTTGGGTTACTGTGCGCTGGCGAATCTGATTCGTGCCCGTATGATCGAACAGGGCCTAATCACCGAAGAAGAAGCTCCAACGCCAATGAAAATGAAAGGGGCAACTGTATGAAAGACTTTGAAGTATACAGCATCGGCATCTGCAATGCGAGTGTCTGCACATCACTTACACCGGAAGAAGCAGCCAACAGACTGAACACAGCACAGCCCACAGGACTCAAAAACCAATGGGAGCTTTCGGAATCAACAACGTTCAGCAAAGGTCAACCACATCCATGCCCGTGCAACACTCATCCGACGACACACAAGCACTATCTGTTCCACTGTTAGTGTCGTGCCCAAACTGTATTTGCGGGTGGATCGTCAAAAAACTGTAAGTGAAGTGCCCAGACTGGTGAAGTGCCCAAACTGCAATGGAATAGGTTTTTCTTCGCCTGTGAGGTTAGTCACGTGCCCGGTCTGCAAAGGTAATGGCGGCTATCCTCGCACTTCGTTCTTACATGACGATTGGGTAACGTGCGGCATGTGCAAGGGCGATACGACAGTTACATACGAAGATTGGCGTGATGACATGTTGATGTCTTGCTCTCGCCCTATTGGTGCCAGCGCTCCAGATAATTAGCGTTCCGGCGAAGCTCATCGACCGTGCCCAAATTATTCGGTCGCATGATGTAATACGATCCCTTCGATGGATCTCGCTGCATCACAAAGCCACGATTCAATGCCGTCGTAGTCGTAAGGAAAATGTCTACGTCGTACCCGGCTGCGTACCAGGAGTGCCACTTCTCTTTCAAAATTTGCATCTTCAGAGTATCACGTGCGATCCCCGGCAAGTAGAAGGCAACGGCGATCTCATGCGTGCGTGTGTTCGTGCGTGTGACCACCAGCGCCTCTTTCGTCGGCAAGTTGGCAGCAGCAAATTCGTGCGAGACCGATCCCGGCGTAATCGTAAACATGATCTGACCACGCTGCATGATGTCGGCAATTTCTGTCGGACTAATGATGTGCCACTTGGTTTGCTTTACTGTTCGTGCGCCACCGTACTTCATCAATAAATTGCTCTGAATCTTGATTACTCGTATCTCTTCGTGCGCCGACAACCTTCCTGGCACTCCCCAAAAGGCTTTGAGTTCATCCTGCTTCCGTGGATCGTCAAACATCGTCCCACTATAGAAAATGGCGTCCCAGGATTGACGATAAGTCTTGAGAAGAACTGTCGTAGTCGTGAATGCGTCATTGGTAAGTTCAAGAGCACTCAAATCGTCAGTGACCGGAATCTTGAGTCCAAGCATCTGCTCGACTCTGTGCGCCTGCGCCAAGAAACGAAATCCGTGATTCTCTTCCGGGAAACCTTGCACTACCAAAAACGCATGAATCATTTCGTGTACAAGTGTGGCGTCAAGATCCTGCTCTGAACGTTTGAAACGAGTAGAGATTTGGATCTTCAATGACCCAGGCACCAAGTTGCGGCCTATGTGATTGAATGTTGTCAGACCGGCAGCAGACCTCGATCCGTTTTTCAAATTTTCAGTCCAGACGACCGGACACGCAGGCACGTGATTGTCGAACAGAACTGTGTTATAATGATGGAATTTGTTCTCCAGATTGTAGTCGCCAAAATTGATGTATGACTCTTCGAGAGCGGCGATGTACTGGAGGAAGCCTTGCATGGCTATATTTATGAAAAACAGTTACATCTTGTGAAAAACACTTACATCACGACCGTACAAAGATCTGCCATGTCACTCTCTACAAATTTGACCGACTCGCCACCTAACATCTTGGCATATTGGAATGCGGCCTCTTGTGTTCCCGGTCCACGCTTCTCGTAATAGACTGTCACATGGTTATCGCTCACGCCGACTCCGTGAATACCAGTGATTTTGTAGTCGTTGATGAGCGGCGACAGCGCTGTCTTGAGTTCAGTAAGTGTCATGCTAATATGTAGGCCACAAAGCAAAAGGGCCACGACTTTCATCGTGGCCCTCTGAGGTTACTGCGTTCGGGTTACTGCTTACTGGAGGTTCTTCACCTTGACCAAGCGGTAATACGGGTTGCTGGTAGCTGTGATAGCACCAGATGCGTTGGTGTAATACGGATTTGCGACCAAGCCGTAGCGGGTCTTGAATCCGATCTTTGGTTGGAAGTTAGTCTCACCAACTGCACGTACCATTTGCAATGGAATATACGGGCAGTAGAAGAAGCCAGCATCATAAGGACTTGCGCCCTTGTATCCTACCATCAACAATTCTGTGTTTAAGTCACCTGTGTTATTGAAGTACGGATCAATAAAGACCTTCGTGTTATTCTTCAACACGCCAGCAAAGGTATTGCCGGTATCATCAACGTTCAGGTTAGTTGCCAGCGCCGGGGCATAGGACAAGATACCTGTCATTGCTAGTGCAGAAGCTACGTCAGATGAGCAAATGATAAAGTTGCCCTTACCACGTCTAGTCTCACGAGCGATCTGGTTAGCATCACGCTCAACTTGGAACAACATACCCTTGAACTTTTCTTCCATCCAACGACCATTGCTGTCCGTGTCGAGGTTGAAGGTTCCTGGGACCGCAACAGACTTCTGAGCACCCACTTTTGCAATGAAATACAAAGTACGGATGATCTCTCTATTAATTTCAGCAAGAATTTCTGTGCTGAGAATGTTAGCGAGTTCCGTCTCTGCATCCAAGCCGTGAATTGCTTTCAAGTCTTGTGCGAGTTCCATGGTGTATTCTGCTTTCAATGCACGGCTCTGAGCGGTGACAGTTACTTTGTCAATGCTAAGTGCCATTTCATTGAATTGGAAGTTACCAGATGGGAATGTTCCCAATGCTTCAGCTTCCGCAGTCGTCATTGCCGTACCAGTTAGATAAGGCGATGCGAATGGGTTACTGCCCTGTGCGCCAATTGGCTGTCCAGGATTGCCTGTGGTCGGGTCCAAACCAGAGAAGCCAGTTGAGGCTTCATTGAAGAATGCTTCGTTCGGGTCTGTGCCAGTACCATCAGCAAACAAGCCGGTGTTAGGATCACGTCCGGTTGCTGCCATTGTGCTGTACTTAGAGCGCATCGCAAAGATGAGTCCTGTCGGACCTGTCATCGGCTGCACACCGCATACATCATAGGCTATCAAGTTAGGCATCGCTCTACGCACGAGGGAAATCAAAATCGGGTCCCATGCGCCGATGTTACCTGAACCGTAGTTGTTAGTTGGGGCGGCTTCACGGAGAAGTTGTTCCTTCTCTTCTTTGATTGCCTTTTGCTGATTCTCAAGAATCTGAATCGTCACATCTCTTCGATGTGCATCAGCAATCTTGGGAAGAGCGTCGTGGTCAATCACTTCTGCCCACTTCTTTCTTAATTGCTCAGAAATATTCATGTCGTCTCTCTCTCCATTAGTCCGTTGAGGCTAACTTTACTATTTAGGAAATACCTAATTTTCAGTTAGCCCCCACTTCAATATCCTTAGTCACGCTTGTTCATCTTTGCCAGTGTTTGCGTATACACAGACATTTCATCGTTCTTTGGCTTCTGTACGGATTCTACAAGAGGTTGCTCTTCTTTCTTCAATGGCTTTATAGCCTTTGTGAAGAACGACTCCTTAATAGTCACCAACTTTGCCTGGAAATCTTTGCGGGTAGTATACTCAACGCCTTCGGCCAGCTTCGCCAACTTCTCACGCTGTGTATCTGCCAATCCACTAGATACCGCACGGACTACTTCTTCCTTGCGATATGCGTTCAACGAAGAGCGCATCTTTGTATTCAACTCGATGCTTTCGTTCAACTTGGATTCCAACTTTGTGACCTTCTTGCCAAGTGTCGAAACTACATCAACCTTGGATTCCGGTACCTCAATGTAGTGTTCCACAAAGAGATTCTTGAGGCCGGTGATAAAGCTCTCTGCAAGTTCGGCACGAATGCCCTTCTCTACAGCCAAGCGGTTCTCACCCATCCAGTTCTCGACAACGTAGTTCAAGTAACGATCTACCTGACTCGTAAGATTCTGCTCGTAAACATTCTGCTTCTGCTCGGAACGTGCCTTCAGAATTGCAAATGCTTCTTTCAGTTTCTTCGTTGCGACTTGCTGCACACGCTGCTTCTCTTCGTTTACACGGCGAGTAACAGCGGCCTTATAAATTGTTGCCGCCTTCGTCTTTGCTGCCTCTGACAACTTGAAGCCAGCAAAAATGGCGTCCAGATCTTCCTTCACGTCTGTGTCGTGTGTTCCAAATGCCGGATTAGGTGCCTTTGCGCCAACTGCCGGTGTGACCAACTTGTCCGGGGTTTCCAACTTTGAGTCAACATCAGGAAGAGTCTCGGTTGGAGTTCCGCCATTGTCGCCCTTCAATGAAGTCTCGCCTTCGTCTTCTGTCATGCACTTCTTGCATCCAGGCTTGCCACATTCGCACTCGGCTACCTTAATTCCAGGTGCCTTGCTTACGAGCTTTTCTGGGGTTTCCAACTTTGAGTCAACATCTGGAAGAGTCTCTTCAGGTGTGCCGAAGTCGTCGTCTTTGTCCTTCAATGAGGTCTCGCCGCCTTCGTCTTCGTCAACTTCTTCTTCAGCTAGACGGGCCAACAGAGATGTGAAAGTCTCTTCGAGCTTTTCATCGTCTTCGTCGCCATCTGGCTCCTTCTCATCGTCGTCTTCTTCTTTGTCTTCTTTGTCTTCTTCTGACTCGTCCATATTATCAATTACGTCAGTGATTGGGTCGTTGTCGTCGGCTTCGTCGTTACCAACTTCACCTACGCCCGGAATCGGGTGGGCTTGCGGTACGTGTGCCTTTTGAACGTTCTTTGCGTAGTCGATGGGGCCTTTTAAGGTCTCACTGGGCGTCGGCCCTCCCAAAATTTCGTACTGAACTTCTTCAGCAAGTTCTGTCTTGTTGAGGATGTCCAGAATCTTGTCTTCAATTCTTTTTGCCATGTTATATGACTCCGTGATACAGGGATCTGTTCATTATTTAGAAAGTCATTGTTTTTGGAAAGTAGCTTAGAGTTTTTGTGTGTATAGATACGAGTATCATGGAACTCTTAGATACTTTGACCCAAGAATGGCACCCAACAAAAAATGAGAAACAATTCAGTGCTTACACGCATGGAAGTCAATATAGAGCTTGGTGGCTATGTCCCGTTTGTAAACACGAATGGCAGACTGCGGTTCAAAACAGAACAGACAGAAAAAGCAAATGTCCTAACTGTAAGAAGCTCAGATTCAGAGGCAACACAAATCCAAGATGGATCGGCTATGGAGAGATCAGCGGTCGGCAATGGCATTGCATCAAAAAGGAAGCATCAGATCAAAGAAGAAACAGACGACACACAGTCGCCCGACCTCCTTTAGATTTTACGATCACCATCGAATATGTCTGGGAACTTTTCCTGAAGCAGAACAGAAAATGCGCCCTATCGGGTAAGCCTCTTACGATGTGGGGCAAGATTGACGGCAAACTTGCGGGTAACGCATCTCTTGATAGGATTGATTCATCCAAAGGCTATACCGAGGGAAATGTGCAATGGATCGACAAGAAATTGCAGATGGTAAAGACAAAGCTCTCCGACGCAGAATTCATCCAGATCTGTCACGATGTCTCGGCATACCAAATCGAAAAGCTCGGCATCCCGTCATTCAAGAAGTGGGCGACTAAAACTGTGAGTTAGATAGATTCTTGAGGAAGGTGTCGAATGCTTCGATCATGGCCTTCTCTGAGAATTTCTTCTGGACAACGGTGCGCTTGATGTCTTCGACTTTCGCTTCGGTCAGCAGGCCGTTGTTCCAGACCCACTCTTTGCCTTCCATGATTCCAGACACGAATGCAGCGGGAGCGGAAGGATCGGCAACGATATCGGCTGCGGTTGCCAGATAGAAGTCATCCTGAACTTCCTGGATACCACGGCTATTTTCTTTCAGTGAACCCATACCACGGCTGGACACGCCTAGCTTCACGCCTTCGTCAATGAGGTTCTTTACGATCTTGCCGTGTGGGGTGTCGAGGATCTTGGCCTTGCCGATGAAGTTATTACCTTCCTTGAATAGATCGACAATCAAGTGGCTTGCACGATCCAAGTTGATAGTCGGGCCGTCTGGGTGTCCCAATTCACCAAGCGCTCTGTGTTGGGCGACGTAAGCTGAATTGTAGCGACCCACTTCACGTTCCAAAATATCTAGGGGATACACACGACCGTTTCTGTTCTGGAGGTTGGCCTGGAGGAAGACACCTTGGATGAAATAGGCTTTGCCCGGTCCTGATCCTTCGGCAATAGCTTCAACAATCACGTTGTCATTCTGTTCACAAATTAGCTTCATTTCGTATCTCCCTCTGTTATTTAGCTTTGAACAACCATTTCGCAAGGTGTCCAGCAATCATACTAGCCATTGGACTGCCGCCGCTTGCAATGTCAACACCTGTATGTAATGCTTTGCCGGTGCGAGTGATTTCAACTGGTTTCTTTGTTGGCTTCTTTTTGGCGGCTTCAGTTACGCTCTTTGTGTTCAGGACTTCGTTGCCGACTTCAATTTCGAGGTCGAGCGCTTTCTTCTCATCTGCCTTGGCACTCTTCCATAGGTCATGCGCCTGATCCACGGCAGCTTTGATGTACTTCGCTTGCATGTCTTGGAAGTACTGTGTGTATTGCTGGCGGGTAGGAAGGACTGACTTCCCGTCGATATCAAATTCAACACGGGGTCTCGGATCAGCTTCCATCAACGAAGCTATTTCCTGCATACGGACAAGTTCGATCAACCGGCTGGCCTTTTTGTATAGGAGTGCTTCGGCTTGAGAAACGATGCGGCCTTTTTTGACCACACCATTGGCTTTGGTGATAGCAGTACCATCATCATCGCCAGATTCTAAGGCACCATTCGCAACGTGACACCACTGACGTTTCTCACGTGCGCTCAGTCCTTTGTTATGTCTCTCTACGTCTTTTACTGTCCAAGGCATAGTTTTATTTGATCGCTGTGAGTTCCTGTGTCATTGCTGACAACTTCTGTTGCTGCGCCTGAATTTGCTGCCTCATTGCATTTGGATCTTTCGCTGAAGAGGTTTTTGCTTGGAGTGCTTGAAGTTTCTGACGTTGTGCCGTGATCTGGCCCATCTTGTCTTTCTTCTTGCTTGCGATTGCCGCCATATCGTCATTCGATGATGGCTTTGGTGCGGGTGGCGCTGTCTTTGCCAACGGATCATTTTTTGGTGTTGAGGTAACTGCTGATCTACCGCCCGGTGTTGTTGGTGCAGTTGCGGCTGGTTGAATCACTTCAGTGAACAGTTTTGTAGCGATCCTTTTCCGTTGTTCATTGAGAGCGGTTGAGAGTTTCTGCCGAATCAACTGTTCGACAGCATTCAAGCGCTCCATATCTTTCTGCATTGTCATTTTCTTTTTTGCACGAGCGATATGACCTTTCAGATGTTTGTCTAGGTCTGCATCGCCCTGTCCTTCATGTGACGAACCGGCACCTAGCTTGTGAGTAGACCAGACATGAGAATTCATTTTCGACGGCTTGTATACGCTGGCGACGTGATCTTTCAAATCGGGGTGCGTATAGGTGTGGTGATTCACAATCCCACTCTGATGGTGAACAGGAGTCGAGTGGCTGTAGACATAGCCATGCTTCAACATTGTCGCATGATGCGGATTGTCTTTGTGGTCAGGATCGTGTCCCTGCCCGGATGAGTTTGGATTTGTGATCGCCATTTACTTTCCTTCCTGTTTTACGTGCTCTGCGAAGCTGTGGATAGGAGACTTCGATACGTGAGCGGCGGCTGCGTGCCACGGAATATCGAGATCGTGTTGGAACGCATGTTTCTTCAACGACTTCTTTTCTTCATCGGATGCTGAGTGCCACTTCTGATTGAATGCAGCTTGACCGTGGCTGGCCTTGACACGAATTGCAGCCGCTCTTTTATCGTGAGCGACTACTTCATCGTGAGACGCAACATCACTTGCTGGCTTGCTTGCTGCATGGTGCTCTTTCTCGGCTTCGCTAACCTTCTTTGGTTTTTTCGTAGCTGCAACTTGATTCTTGATTGTTTTGTCGATTGTACCTAATTGTGCCAAATGTTTTTTACCAAATCCGAATGGATCACGAGCTTCACCAAGTTTTCCTTTTGGTGGATATCCAGTTTTACTTACACTGTAACCGCTTGTTGGAAAATGCTTTTCAAGATGTTTATGAATTTCTGTATCGCTCGCAGACGGACTCTTCCAAACTGTTTTTCCAGATGGATCTTCATGGGTAAAACTATGATTGCCGTTCGGTGTTGGATATTTGTGCTTTATTCTGTGCCCTTCTGAATTTTTGTAATGTTGAAATCCACTATTCGTTCCTTTATATTCAAATCCATGATCGGCTAGTCGTGCTTGCATTCCTGGATTTTTATGAGGTTTTCTAGCTTCATTAAATTCTTCTTCTTTTTGTATATCTGGTGAAACTTCAAACTTTGGATAATTGGCTGCATGAAGTTTTTTCAATATTGCTAATGTTGTGTTTGTTTTGGGTTTTGGTGTTTCCGATGATCTTGGATCACGATCAAGATGACGAATTAAAGAATCACTATAAAGCTCGTTTACTTCATTTTCCTTTATTGTTTTTTTCTGATGCTGCTTCATCAATTTTTCCACATGCGGAAGTAGATGACGGGCGGCTTGCGTGCGGGTAGCGCCGGATACAGTCTGACCACTCTTTTCGTGGTGAGCCTTTCCGAAGTAAGAAGGCTCAGAATTCTTAATGGCATGAGTCAGACCTTTGACGGCCTTCTCTTTATCATAGATGCCCTTGTCCTTTTTCTTGGCATAGTTCTTTGCCCACGTATGAAGATCGTGCATTGCCCAACCGCCGTGGTGGGCATCGTGGTTGCCTTGATGGAACTGCTCGTGATTGTAAACAGCTTGACTTGCGAGTTCCTTTGCCAGTGGATGATCGACTTCGGATCTTTCGTTCAATGGATTTGTGTTTTCGTAAGCAGCGTCGATTTCAGAATCTTCCTGAACCTTCTGAGTTGGATCACGATCAAGATGACGAATTAAAGAATCACTATAAAGCTCGTTTACTTCATTTTCCTTTATTGTTTTTTTCTGATGCTGCTTCATCAATTTTTCCACATGCGGAAGTAGATGACGGGCGGC